CTGTTAGGTGCCATCCAGTCCACACACAGGGCAAGACAGCGTTGTTCCATCTTCGTTCCATTCCATTTTGCAGTCGCAAACCTCCCCCGTTTCCCGATGCACAGGCCAAAGGCCAAGGCCGTAGTGAAGAGCCTCCTTCATCTCGTAGTCTGAGTGAAGGTTCTTAGTCCTCATTTCAAGTTCTCGTTTATTCATAAAACACCTAACCAGAGCGTAGAATTTACGGTGACAACGCCCTGTATTTTAGTTTAGTTTGTGAGCACCGAAACTCACGCTATATCGTTGGACGGAACGAATCCATACAACTAACTGTTCGATTTAACTGCTTCAAACTCCCATTGAGCTTGCGCCAGTTGCTTATGAGCCTTCTCGATTCGCTCTTGTGCAATATCGAAATAGTCCAAGTCCTTTTCAATCCCGATGAAGCCTCTGTTCAGGTTCGCACAAGCAACCCCCGTTGTACCGCTTCCCATTGTGAAGTCCAGCACTGTCTCGCCATCGTTGGTGTATGTCTTGATTAGATACTCCATTAGGGCAACGGGCTTTTGGGTTGGGTGCAAACCTCGCTCCCTATTATCTGAATTGGTGAACTTGATTAGATTTCTGGGGTAGTTCTCAAACTCAATGGTTCGTTCTAGCTTATGGGAATCTCGCTTGAGTTTATGCCCGTTCTCGTATTTCCTTGGTCTGCTCCATTTCTTATCGACACGAACAAGCCCCTGCGGATTGTACGACATTCTGCGTTCTTTTAATTGAACTTTATGCCCTATGGGCGCAGGCGAGAACACGCAGACATCCTCTGTGAATTTAATAGGCATATTCTTGGCGTGAGTAAAGTTGCAACCCTTGCTTTTTTCCCACACCCAACAATACTTAAACATCTTCATGTTGGATGCGATTAGCGTCGTCGTAAAAGGCTGGCTCGCAGTCATCACTATAGCACCGTTCGGCTTGATAACGCGCTTAAGCTGCTCCCACATCGCCTCAAGCGGGATAACAGAATCCCATTTGCAGGCCGTGGTTCCGTAGGGCGGGTCGGTTAGCACCATGTCAACTGATCCACTCTCAATTTCTTTCATTCGTTCTAGGCAATCGCCTTGCATAAGTTTCATTTTCATTTCCTCCGTAATTAAGAATCGAACAAAGAAATAGAGAGTACGGGATTACCCGCCCCTCATTTCAGGCGTTGTATTTGTTCAGCTCCGATATGCACTTCTGTATTTCACGAATCCTGATTGTGTATTGACGCTGTACAGAAGATGAAGAGGCATCTCTCCTTTTAACTTGGTACTGTTCGATTCGGCAACTCCACAAATCCAACAAGGAATTGGACTTTACCTCAGTAACGCTCGTTTTTTCTTTCATAGTTTCCTCCTTCGGAAAGTCAACTCAAACGTTAGCATTCCACACGGCAACAACGCCACAAGAGCAAGGTTTGCGCATGTGAGTTGAATCAAGTTGTTTTTTGCACGATCCACAGTAATAGGTGAACCAATCTTTGTTCCCGAATGCTTTGCCGTGATTCACTTTCACAACAGGCATGCTAACCAGTTCATCGAGGCTATTGGGTGTCTTTTTGTCGCTCATTGGTTTCTCCCTTTGTTCTTTGGTCGGTGGTCTGCTCTCTCCTTGTCTAAAATACCGTCCCGAGCTTCCCGAGCGTCCTTGATGTCTCCGTGTAGCCCCCCGTACACCGCACAGCCCCGGTCGGGGACGTACACGTTTACGCGGTACTTCTCCCCGACTTTCTGGATGCCGTTCTCTCTATCGCCGTTTTCGTCTACCCTCTTACGAGTCGCATCCGAGCGTGTGGTTTCTTCGAGATTTTTAAGGCGGCAATCGAACACGTCCTCGTTTTTGGGAAGTACGATCTTGTCGGGGTCGGTTATCCCTTTCACCGTACGGGCTACGCGGAACACCGTTCCATCCGTCTCCTTAGCGGCGAGGAACCACGAACGCCCTGAAGAGGACGCGAATAGCGTGATTTTGGCCTCTTTGATGGTTGCCGCGACGGATGGGTCGAGTCGCGCGACGACGGGCTCTAAGCCCCCTTTACGGAACAATAAGTACATAACGACCCCGCCGTCCTCGATAGCGGTAGGGAAGTAGTCCACATCCTGAGCCTTATACAGCTCCTTCGTGGTGGTGATGATGTTATTCTCAAGGGCAGAGAGGGCGACGCACATGTCTTTAGACGGTGCCATAAATTCTAAGTACGCGTGGCTCTCCTTCAACTCCTTCAGCCGTTCCGATAATTCATGTATTTTTTTCTTGTTCATTAGGCAGTCTCCTTCTCTTTTACCCCGCCGATAGACAAGTGGCTGATGGTGCTCACGCACATCACTTCCATGCCCTCGTACTTCCCCCCGCTCAGGAAGGCGGCGTCTTCCTGTAGTACGAACGCCACGTGCGCCCTTAACTGTTCGGCTTCTAAGTACCCGAGGTAGAGGTATCGAGGGTCTGCGTTGCCCACCCTGTAAAAGGCATGCAGGGCGTCGTAAACTTTCTGGCTAATCGGTTCCCCTTTTTCAGTCTCCGTTGTTTCAGTTGTTTCTACCTCCGCGACGGCCCCGTTGTTCGCGTAATACGTTTTCTTTTTCATTTTCAGTCTCCTCTAATTTCCTATCCCTTTTACTTTACATTTTTCTGTACGTCAAGGTCTTATTGTATGTCCTCTTTAATTCGGATGCGTTCGAGTCTGCGGGCGCGTGTGTCCTTGTTCAGGCGTTCGTGTTTCCCGTGCTGGTGCTTGTGGCTTTTGATCTTCTCGAAGTGCGGGGCGGGCTCGTCGTCGTTGGGTCGGTAGTTTTTCATGGTCAGTGTCTCCTTGGAGGGTTACGAGGGAGGGGATCGCCCCTCTCCCTCTGATTCGTTTACTTGTAGGGCATCCATCCGTGCAGGAGGGCGAACCGCTTGTACAGTCGGCGTTTTTTCTGGAGCGTCTTAATCAACGTCTCGATGTTTTCGATAGTCTCGCCGCCTACCTTGCCCTCCCGGAACTGGAAGCCTTCAAAGGCCACAGTCACGACGGGCTTTTCCTTTACCTTTTTCGGGGCGGGGAGCTCGACGACCTTTGTAGGAAGCTGACTAACGTGCACTGTTCTATGGGCATCAAAACGTGTGATCGTGCCTGTAGCGTCGTTGCGTGCTTCGTCGGGCGATCCCTTGGTGTATCGTCTGAAGTGATTGCCGAACGGAGTCCAGAACTTTTCCCCGTTGGAAACAAGCCTGAAGTTCGTTTTCTTTAGGTGGATGACGCTTGGTGTCTTTACGCACACCTCTTTCGATTGACGGACGCCGTACTCCTCTTCTCGTGCCTTGCCTTGGATTAGTCCCGTGTTGGGGCCGTTCTTTTTGTAGGAACAGCCGTCCGCACGCAGTCTGTAGGTTTCTCCGATTTGTACTTCTTTGAATGTTACTTTTTCCATGTTTCCAGTCTCCTTATTTACTGATTAACGTTTTGAGTGCGACGGCGGCGAATGTGCCCGCCACGGCGAAGAGTAGCCCGAGGAGCGCGGCCTGCCTTATAAAGCTGGTCAGTCTCCTTCGGGCGTGCCCCTTGGGGACGGGTGCGATGATTACTCCGGGTGGTTTTTCCATGGTTTCAGTCTCCTTTTATTTGGTTTCGTTTAAGATAAAAGCCTTGATAAATCGGGCCTCGTGTTCTTCGTAGTCAGCCTTTATGAACTTCCATTTCTTACCGCATCCGCACGGGCACGGGGCGTACGGATCGTCAAGCGGTATCTCGTTGAACCACGCGTCAGCCGCTAACCCTTTTAAATTTACGTTCATATTTTCAGTCTCCTTTTATTTAATGAACGCCTGCACCGCGTCATATATCGGGCCGACAGAGCCCGCGAGCGCGGCTATGATTATCGTGCCCGCTACAACTTGCAGTAACATAATTAGTTTTTCTTTCATGGTTCCGCTTTCTGCCGGGAGTCCGCCCGGCGCGGTAGTGGGTTAGCGTGTAATGATGACGAGGCGCGTATCTGTACCGGTCTGGGATACTTCGCCGGTACCTTGGAACGACCCCGCCGGGAGTTGTTCCGACGTGCCGCCTACCTCTTCGAGCCAGTCGCGGAAGGCGGTAGCCTTCGAGTCAGTGCGGAAGAAAATACCTTCCCCAGCGATAGCCGCGAGCCGTCCGCCGTCTTTAAGGCAGTGGTAAGCGGCGCGGATGTGGTCGGCATCCTGTCCCTTTTCAAAGGGCGGGTTCATTATCGCTTTATCGAATCGAGAGATTCCAGTATCTTCCCCGTTGGGGTTTGTAAAATCTTCGCAGAAAGTAATGAACCCTTTTAGTTCTAGGATCTCGCACAGGCTCGGGCGTATTTCTACACACGTCACGACCCCTCCCGCGTCTCGGGCTCGTTCTGCTAGGTTCCCGGTACCGGCGGAAGGCTCAAGAACAGTCTCCCCTTCTTGAATGTCGAGGGCGTCGAGCATTTTCTCCGCTACGGCGCACGGCGTCGGGAAGAATCCGGGGATTTTCTGCCCCGTGAGGTTCAGAATTTTATTCTTTAATTCAGTCTCCTTTTTCCGTGCCGCTTCCGCTTCGGGGTCGCTGGCCTCTTTGAGGAGAGTCAGTAACGCTACCGCCGCCGGTGACGTGTCGGAAAACTCGCCGGTGTCAACAATGGAATAATAACCCCCGGACATGTCGGAACGTGTCTCCGTGTATTTGAGCAAGTCCTTTTTCGTTCGGACGGTCTGCAAGATAGGCGGGAGGGTGCCCGCTTCGAGACCGTCGGCCAGAACCCGCGCGGCAGTCTGTACCCGTTCGAGGTGGTGCCCTTCGATCATCCGCGCCTTATATTCTAAATTGCGCTTGGGCGTCGGGATCTGGGTCATGTCGCGGGTTTTATCTTCGATCTGGGAAGTCAGGCGGTCGGCCATGGCGCGGAGCTTCTCGGCACTGTTAGCGGCTGAGTTTGGGCGGGGCGTGTCGCAGTCTGTTGTTTCGTGCGGGTCGGTGCCGTAGGGTTCCGGCTCCGGCTCCGGCTCCGGCTTCCAGTTGAGAAGCGAGAGCGGCAGATTGTCGCCGGTCGTCCTCATGTACTCTTTGAGCGGGTGCCCGTCCTCTTCGCCCCGTGTGAGGTCGAGACTCATAGACAGCCACCAGCCGAACTTTATTTCCTTTTCCGTTCCGATAGCCCGCCCGATGTCCGCGAGGGCCGGAAGGCGTAGAGGGTGCGGCAGTTGTCCCACGGTTCTCGCTTTGACTTCTTTCTCCTCGGGCGTGTAGTCGGCACTCTGGACGTTGTAAGGTGCTGGGATTGCTTCGGCTTTGGAGTCTGTCGGCGGCGCGTCGGTGCCCGTCGGCTCGGGGTCGGTGCCCGCGATGCCGTCCGCGAAAGTCTGCGCGGCTTCGGGAGTCTTAAACGCGAAGCCTGCGGGGGTCGTGCCCCACTTGCGAGAGTACCAACCCCCCAGCCCCTGCGCGGTGCTTTTGAGTGCTTGGAACTCGTCGCGCTCTACGCGGTCGGATAGTCTCACAAGCCACATCTGAAAGCCTTTTTTCGTGTGTGTGTGCTCTTCGATAGTCACCGGCCCCGTGGCGGGCGTTTGACGGGCGGCGTCGGTCGCGGGTGCCGTGGTCTCTTCAAACTTTAGCGCGAGCTCTACAACGTGGCACCCCGTCCCCTCTTCGGGGTCGATCACTGCGAGAAAGGCACCTTTTCCGGTCAAGTCTGTTTTACTAATCAGCTCCCGCGCTTTCCGGTTTTTATGTTGTTCCGTTTCCCAGTCGTCGAGGTTGCCCATTTCTGGAAGTGCGGCTTTTACAGTCTGCAGAAGCTCCCGCGTGTTTCGGCTCGTGAAAATGTATCGACATCCCCCAAAAGCGTCGTTAAACGCGGTCGAGTTGTAGTTGTAACTGTCTGTCATCCCGTCAAAGTGTCCTTCTTTAAAGTTATTTGTGAAGGCTTCGACTTGGTCGGCGGTCGGGCCGTCGTTCCAGTTTATTTGAACTCTAGAATAGTCAGAAGTTACCGAGAAACGAATACCGGGAAACTCCTTTTTCAAGGTCAGTCTTATATTTTTAGCGGCATCTTTTCCGCCCCCGCTCCCCCCTACGCGGGAAAGGTAGGGGTAATCAAGCGCGGCGGTCTCCTCTTCCGCCCATTTTTTCGCTTTTTCTTCTGCCTGTTTTTCTTCCCTCTTTTCCTGCGCGGCTTTCCGCTCTTCGGCTTCCGTCGCGTGTTGCTCTATGCTCTTGCGCTCGTCGCGTACCGGTTGGCAGTCTCTAAGGGTTGGGATTAGTTCTAGCGCGGCGGCTATGAGGGCGCGGCAATTTTCCCGCGTGATTTTCCCGCCGTGCGCCGCGTGTAAAACATTGAGCGCGTCAGTCTGTTTGTTTTTGTGTGTCTGTTCCTCGTCGGTCGGGCATCCCATGATATACTGTACGCTCTCATGTTCTGAGCCGTCGGGCCACGAGGACAGGACCCGCGTGCCGCTTCCGGCCCCGAGTACCTTACCGAAGGCTTTTTTTACGTCGGCAGTCTGTCGCGGCCCGGCTTCGCTTGCCCATTTAAGAATCTCGGTATTTTCTACATCTTCGGCGGGGCGGGTACGCTGGCCGGGGTACGTGGTTTCTGATAGGTCGAGTGTTTCGGCGGGTGTGCTGATAGGTGTATTCGTTTTCATGGTTTCGTTTCCTTTCGGGGTTTCGGGGGTTCAGTCTGTTTTAAATGTTTCGGGGTTTCGGGGGTTCAGTCTGTTTTAAATGTTTCGGGGTTTTAGTCTGTTTTAAAAGGGTATAGGCGCAAAGCACACGGCCGCAACTCGTGAACATTCGCGGGATGCCTTGCCGAATGCCGCGCGGTTTTCTCTCGTGTCTTTGTGTTTCAATTTTTTGAGGGTTTCCATATAGATCTTAAACGCTACGTTATAGTCCCGGCTTGTAAGTGGCTTCGGTTTCATGGTTTCTTTTCCTTTTCGGGGTTTCAGTCTGTTTTAAATGTTTCGGGGTTTCAGTCTGTTTTAAATGTTTCGGGGTTTCAGTCTAATCCGCGTACGGTTTCCACTGCTGCACGCCCGGCGCGGGTTTGCAATCGTACTTTTTACGCTTGCGGCCTTTACGAAGTTCCGCGCTTATTTTCCCCGTGCTGTAGCCGCTTTCGTTTGCGGCTATATGTATTGCTAGCGCGTACCCGTTAGACGGCGCAAGGGCGCGGGCGCGGGCCGTTGCCTGTAAGAGAGTCATGAGTTGCCCCGAAACTCGTTTACAGCCTGAAACACTTTGTCTAATGTCCCACGGAACGCGGGAAATTTATATTCCAAAAGTTCAATACCGCCTAAATGCGGTTTTTTAGAGTCACAGCATGAAGCATTGAACCCTAACCGGCGGGATTTTATGCTTTTCAAGTTTCCAGTCTCAAAAGTTGTGATCTTTTTTACAAAGGCGGTCTGTTCCGCCCCGTTAAAATGGGATGTGAAGTGTTCCGCCCCGTGCGGGTTAAACAGTCCCGCTATCATTTTCGTTTTGTTATTGTTAAACGTTACTATGTAGCTTATTGAGCGGCTCATGTGGTTTCCTTTTCTGCCGGGATACGCCCGGCGCGTATTGGTTTGTGTTTTTAAATGTCGGTCAGTTCGAAAAAACTTTTCTGCCGGGCGGTGCCAAAGTCCCGGACATATTCCAGAAATTCTTTCCACAATTCGACGCGGGAATGTGCCGCGATAGTTTCCCCGGTTGGCAGTCTGTTAAGGCCGGGCGTGTTGCCGCTAGTCTGGATAGAAAAACCGCGCTTTCCGGTGCATGACTTGAAAGAAACGGTTTTGTTTCCGTTGCGGTCTCGTGTGATATTTAGGCATGTTGCTTTCATGGTTTCTTTTCCTTTTCGGGGTTTGGAGTCTGTTTAGAATTCAGTTGCAAGTGCTTCTTTCAAAGCGTCTAAATCTTTTTGATGCACGGCACCTTTTACAGTCTCGTTTTCGAGTGCCAAGGCTGGAAGAATAAGGTATTCGTCGCATAGTGCCGCGAATTGGTTTGGAGTTATCCAAGCCGGGGCCGGGGCCGTTTCCACGGGTGCCGGGGTTGCTTTAGCGTGCCGCCGGCTACGCTCGTTTATTTCAAACTGAGCGTACTTCGTAGCCGTTGCGGTAGTAGCTAGCGCGTCTCCGTGAAGGGTTTCAAGTCTGCCGCTTTTGTGCTTAATGGCGGGCAAGTAGTCTGTTCCGATTTTCTTAAATGTTGCTTTCATGGTTTCTTTTTCCTTTTCGGGGTTTGGAGTCTGTTTTACGCTTCTATAAGTGTTTCGACTGCCGCCTTATAAAGTTTCGTTTCGTTTTTGATTAGCCCGGTCTCTTGGCGGGCTGCCGCGTTACAAGGCATCTTTTCCGCGTACGCTTTCAATTGTTCCCGGCCCGCGTTTATGCTTTCGAGTATACCGGAAACCTTTTCCGGTAGGTTTCCCATTTCCTTCTCAAAAATATCGACTACCGGCCCACTCATGTATTCCGACAAGTAAGGCTTTTCTGCTGTTTCGTAAAGTGCCCAGTCGTCAAACTCCGATATTTCGGAAAAATAATAGTCTAACAGTCTGCCTAGTTTGTGCCCGTCTAATTCGTCGAGCCCGGCCCGTATGTCATTTATCCAGTCTTTCGAGTCACTGGAATAAAAAGACATAAAACCGCTTCGAGACGTGTATTTTTTCCGTATGTATTCCGCAAACCCGGCACGATCAATTCGGCACTGTTTTAAAATCCACGCCCGAAAGGCCCTTTCATTTGATAGGTTTAAAATAACGTCGCCGGAATCATTTGCAAAATTGTATTCTTTCGGGCTCCTCATTCCTTGTAGTTCCATAGAAACGAAACCCGGCACACCTTCCAATTCCGCCGCTACGGTTTCCGATATTTCTTCCAGATAATCGCGGTAGTATGTGGAATAGTCGAATTCTACAGCGCCGCTTCCAAAGTCGAAAACAGCCTTTGAGAGTGGGTTTATTTGAGAGGGCGCAAATCCCGCGGGCTCTAACAGGCCGTTTATCGCCTGCTCTTCGTCGTCGGAATCCTCCGCGCCGTATAGTGTACCGTAAAATCCGGGAAATATCGGCAAGTATGTTTCTACTGTAGCTTGTTCTATTTTGCTTTTTTTCGTTTTCATGGTTTCTTTTCCTTCTATGGGGTTTCGGGGTTTCAGTCTGTTTTAAATGTTTCGGGGTTTCAGTCTGTTTTAAATGTTTCGGGCGTGCCGGGCGCGGTACTCTTTAAAATACTCTTTTAAGAGGGTGAAGATCGAAGGGGTTTTGTACGTGCCGGGCGTGTTTCTTTTTTTCGGTTTCATGGTTTCTTTTCCTTTTCGGGTTTATGCCACTGATGCTTTGACGTGTTCCGGCTTAATCATTAGTTTATCAACTAGCATCCTTTTTGCGCTCTTGCGTGTCCCGTGCCATGTAGTGGATGCGTAGTATGCAAATTGTTTTGTAACAGGATTGTAAACGTATAGATCAATTTTCTTGTAGCGCGTTTTCGTGGCTTTCATCTTTTCCCCTTTATGCGTTGCGTAGTTTTTCAATGTCGGCAAACATATCTTGCTTGTCGGTGTATTCGTGGATTGCTGAGGGAAACAAATCTGCTCCAATGCAAACAAAACATTTCAAGAGTATGAAGTCGAATTTGTATTCTGCCGCGAACTTCCCCCGCAAGGTGATAGAGAGATAATCATTTTTCCCTGTTGATATTCTTGATTCTGTCTTTGTCATCTTTTCCCCTTTGGCCTGTTTTTCTAGTTTCGTTTTCATGGTTTCTTTTCCCCTTCTTTCTTTATGCTGTTAGCTATGGATAAAGACGCGCTTGTCTTTGCGGAAAATATATAAACTGGAAGCGTTGCTGTAACAAATGGCGTAAATTCTTTTCAGTCTGTTACAGTCATTTATTTTGTAGGGCGTAGCTAGTTTTGAACCGTATCCTGTCGAAGTTTGCATAAGTCCGGCAGTGTGACAATGAAGTGGCTCTGTTACTATACGCCCTTTTTCTTTCAAGTCTGAAAAGAAAGGCTCTTTTCCGTTTTTATCTGTTAGGTACTTTAATTTCGTGGCTTTCATCTTTTCCCCTTTTAGTTGAATCTCATTTTAAATTATTATTTTAACGTAAGAAACGCCACCTTTCTCATGTTCAAAAACCGTTCCATCTTCGCAAATTTCGACGGCGATTGTATTTTTTTCTTTGGAAATTTCGCCTTCATAGTCAACTGTTTTGACCCCATAGGCTTTCTCGTATGCGTTTCTAATCTGTTTTTCAAGTGTCATCTTTTCCCCTTTTTTCGTTTACTTTGCCCCTTGCGTGGGGCGAACCGGTTAGCGTGCTAGCTTTGCGATTTCCTCGCGTAAATCGGAAACGGACTCTCCATTCCAGTCGTTAGGCTCGCGGCGGTATAGCGCAACCGCTTCTTTTAGTTCTTCTTTCAACATGGTTAATTCTTCTCTCATAATCTGTTTTTCAAGTGTCATCTTTTCCCCTTTTTTTCGTTTAATTACTTTTCTGGGATAGTGTCTAATTCATCCCAAAGCCTAGTGACTATACTCTTTATAAGTGCGGCTGTTTGTTCGTTTTCGCTATGGCACCCGGAAAGGTAGGTGCTAATGTTATTACATAGAGTTGCAAGCTCGTTTATTTTCTTATTAAGTGCTTCTGTAGGTGCTTTCATTTTTTCCCCTTTATTCTTTACGCTGTTTTTACAGCAATGATTAGTGCTACGATTACAGCCGATACGATTATTACTATTAGCTCGTTTATGAGTTCAGATTCACGTTTCATCTTTTCCCCTTTATGCGTTTACTTTGCCCCTTGCGTGGGCGGGTTTTTAGATTCCCGATACAATAGAGACTGGGGCGTAAGTCCAGTATTCCCCGCGATCTGTCATGTCGGATATGAACTCATCCCGCCGCTTTATCAGTCTGTTGCAATCACAATCACAGAATGATTTCGTTTCTCCGGTTTTCTTATTGATTGCTTTGAGCGTTCTAATTGTCATGATGTTCTCCTTTGGTTTGGTTTCTGTCTTGAACATGGTTAGGCAATCCTCTTTGCGGCTCTCTTTTCGTTTGCTGTGGACGGCCTGCCTATTATCATTCCGCCATTTCTTTTTGCAATACGCTTTGCGGTACTGATAGCAATAGAGAGGGTTTTGTATTCGCCCGCTATGCTGTAGCTCTTATCAAATTTAGGGTCATCTTTAACTATCTGCACTTCGTAGCGGCTTGGCGCTAGTTTAACTATTTCTATTGACTCTCGCATAATCTTGACTCCTTTTGGTTGGTTTCTGTTTTGGGCTGTTTTCATAATGTCAATTTAGCACGCCCCATCTATATGTCAACCCTCTTTTTCAATTTTCTTTTGTTTTTTAAAAATAGAGCGCTATAGACGGATAGTGCTGATTCCTATGGTATATATAAAAAGCTAAAATGAAACACTTACAAAGATAAAAGGGAATATCGGCTTGTAAATTTAAAAAGTGCCGGGTATCCGGAATTGTGGCGATCGAGCGCGAAAAACTATTTAACTCAAATATGTTTTATATATACCACTATGGGTTATATGGTATATATTAAAAGTTTTCAAATATATATTAGTTACCTTTTAAGATTGTGTAAAATTAAAAATACGTGGTTATTTGGAATTGTGAAGGGGTCATTATATTGATCTTCAAAAAAGGGCCCTTTTTTAAAAATACAAGCGTAAACCGTATTTTCCCCCCTATATCCCGAAAAGTAGTGTTTTTTAAATTTACAAGAGCAACCCGGCCTTTTTTCGTGATCTTCAAATCAGGCCTAGTTTTTAAAAATGTAAAAGGTACGATCACGGGGCCCGCGTATCCTGTATCCTATACCGGCCCGCTGTATCCTGTATCCTATACCGGCCCGCGTATACCGGCCCGCTGTATCCTGTATCCTATACCGGCCCGCGTATACCGGCCCGCGTATACCGGCCCGCGTATCCTGTATCCTATACCGGCCCGCTGTATCCTGTATCCTATACCGGCCCGCTGTATCCTGTATCCTATACCGGCCCGCGTATACCGGCCCGCGCTTATAGGAACGCGGGCACGCGTAACAGATAAAGAGTAACGTGTCAATATTATGTTTTCAAATCTGTTTTAATCGGGCGGGCGGGGCGGGCGTGTAAGAGATAGCGGCTACGTGTAAGAGATAGCGGCTACGTGGAGCATCCGGGCGCGGGTGCACTTCCCCCCCGCAAACCTCGAAGGTCGATTTTTATTCGGGCTCAAAATTTCACGGGGGCAATTTCTCGGGCTCAAAATTTCACGGGGGGATTTTTTAAACGAACCACTCGAAAACAGTCTACTTTAAATATGCCCCCTTATCTGGAAATAGAACGACCCCCTTCACAGTCGAAAAATATCGGGGACGCTACGCGTAGTGGGTAACTTTTTCCTTTACTAAAAGGGAGGCGACGTGTAACAGTGGCACCGGAAAAATAAACGGGAGACCCCTTGAACCTATGACGACCGACCTATTAAAACTAGAGCCGAGTGCGGTGACGTTCGCCACGGCGGAAGAGAGTATTCTACTCGACCCTGAAGACCTGTATTCCCGAGCCGTGGCGCAAGCGCGGTACGCCCACGGGCTGACAATCGAAGAAGCGGCGTCCGGTAACTTCCCGTCGCATCTCTCCGGCGCGAGGGCGGACGAGTCCCTCCCGTCAACTGTACGGCGCGAGCGAGCGACAGGGATATTTCCCCCCGCGACCCCCGGCGAGATCCAACACCAAGCACTGTTGAACAAAGCCAGCAGGCACACCAAGGCACAAAAACTCGAAAAGCTCCTCGCCGCAGGAACGCTTACCCTCTCCGACACAAAGGGTTACAGAATACGGGTGGCGTACCGACTACTGCGGCAGATGGCGCGGGTGAGGGGGATACTAACCGGCTACGAGATGCTACAGAACGTGCTGGGACTCAACGTCGGGAACACGGGCGTGAACCAGTGGGCACTCCCCCAGAAACTAGCGCAGTCGGGATTTCTCACAGGCATGCGAGGTGCGCGGAACATTTTACTGAAGACAGAGACAGGGCGCGACCGATACACGTTTAACACGAACGACGGGTACCGTGGTTTTAAAGGAGTCACCACCCTCCCGCCTCCAATCCCCGACCATCTTTATCCTGTGCAAACACCCGAGGGGATCTGGGGGTGGAGGCTGTCGCGTGCCGTCCCCGACGAGTACTCCGTCGCCAAGGACATGCCCCTGATACTGTACTGTGAAGCGATGACAGTGTTATCGGAACAGGTGGGGATACATCACGGTGCGCCGCAGGAGCCGTGGAGCGGGGAGTACGGATTAGCGGGGCTACTGAACCCTACCATTGCGCGAGTGGCGTGGCCGACGCGGGATGAACTCGTCATGTACGAAGAGGAGCTCGTGCTCCTGATTTACGATAAGCTCATGCAGATGTCCGTGCGCTCGACCGAGCAGTACATGCAGGACTATTTCGGATACACACGGTTCGAGGCTCTCGACATCGTGAAGACCGCGAAGAGCATCGGCCCACTACTTTACAACGAATCGGCAGAAGTCGAGAAGGCTATCCTCATCAAACAGATCGACGCCATCGCCGAGAAGTGCGACCTTGCCGACGACCCCCGCGCGGAACTCGCTACCCTGAAACTCAAGGCGCAGTTGTTCGGGCTTACCGCCAACGAAGAAAACGAGGGTTTAGCGGCGTTAAGAGACGCGGCCATTTCCAGTGCGAAGTACGAAGCGGAGGAGGACGAGTAGGAAAAGGGTTGACGAGCAGGGCGAGGAGTGGCAATCTGACACCCTTCTATTAACCGAACCAAGGAGAAGCCCATGTTTACTGTTATCGTAAAGGCCGGAATCGCGGCGACAGACCTTAAAACTCTCATGGAAGCGGCGGATATTCCGCACGTTTTTCCAAACGACAACGACAGATGCGCAGGGCTCATCATTCAGATCGACCCCGAGGCTACAGGCACGGTGGACGTGCTGAGTGAAGACGAAACGGCAGGGATCACGCTCTCGCCCATCACCGAACCGGCTTCCATCTCCTATAAGGATTTCAACGTGAGCAACACCTACCTGCTGGCTTCCGAAGCCGACGTGGTTGTCAAGGTGATGGTCGAGCAAAAAGGAGGCTAACGTGGGCCGTCTAGGATTTAACTCGGGACTCTCCTTCGGGAAACTCCTTACGGCATTCTCCGGTCTGCACACGACAGGAGTCTTCTCTCCCCTATCCCTCTCCCCCCTGCAATGGCTCTACAGCTTCCTGTCCCCCAGCACGGCGGTAGACAAGAACGGGCTTGATGGGGACTATGTGGAGTCGCCGTGCCTGACGCTTGATGGGAGCGGTGACAAAGTTAACGTCGGAGCGTTATCGGGCAAACCGACCTCTAATTTTACAATTATGGTGTGGGCAAAGCCCGCCGCAGTAAGCGAGCAGGCGTGGATTATAGAAGCAGGGAATACGGATTGCTATATCAGACATAGTGGAACGACTTTACTGTTTAGGCATAACGGAATTGGGGATGGCACTACTCAGAAAAGCGGATTCTTCACCGACACAAACTGGCATCACATTTCTTGCGTTTGGGATGGAGCTAAAACCTACATATACAAAGACGCTGTTCTTTCAACGTCAGAGAACTCCACGGGAACTCTGGGGTCAGCGGCCTTCACTAAATTCATATTAGGCGTTTCCGCTAGTGCCCCGTCTGGGCGTTATTGGGCTGGTTCTATGGCCGGTGTTCGTGCTATTCCACAAGCGTTGACCCCGACCGAAATTGCATCATGTATGGACGGTGACTGCTCGTTCGCATCTTCTATTCACCTACCCCTCACCGAAAAATCAGGCGACAAAGCCTACGACATCAGCGACAACGGGAACGACGGAACGATCGCCACGGCAGATCTAGACGCTGTATGGTCAGGAACCCAAGACGTAAGCCACCCCTTCGCAGGGGAAGGTGGGAGTAAGGTTCTGCTAGATGTAGACGACACATCAATAGCCGTAACCGATCTGCTGACCACGCACGCTGTGACCAGTACCGGAACAGCCACGGTAGATAACGCAGTAGACGGTGTAATTACGGTTGTAGATGGCTATGTGGCGACCATTAGCATTGACGGCGTTCTGACATACGATTTAAAGAACTTCTACGGCTCGACGCTTCCAAGCTCTAGCGCATGGGCAACGGGCGTTTTGACGGGCGGAGCAGAGCATTACCTGCCCGCATTAGCCTCTGGGCTAACAGATGTCGCAGGCAACCCCATCACGAATCCTGCTGGCATCCTGCACAACAATGGGCCACACAGCATTAAACAGAAAGCGGAGAACGATGAGTTCCTGCTAACGCCGTTCTGGTCTGCTGACGAAGCAAACTATGATGCCAAGTCGTTTGAGGACTTTGCGGATCATGCGAACTTCACCAACAACGTGGTTTTAAAATGCGAAGACGGCTTCTTTATCGACGCGTTGACTTGGAGCATTGCTTATGAGTGGACACTCACGTCATATGACAAGATGATCCGCTGGATTGGCGACGTGTGCTACACCAACAGCCTTGAATTTGGAGACCTGTAATGATTGAAGAATACGAACGATTCAAAGTGGTTGGCTCAACGGGCTACGTGCGTTACTACGCCTTTTGTGAGATTCCGACCAACATGATGGACACCTTGATTCCAGAAGGTGCAAAGTGGGGTAGCAAACCTACGGGTGAGGTCATAGAAGGCGATGAGGCTGTAACCGAGCAGAAGACGCTTAGGGAGTTCACGTTCCCCCACATGACCACAGACCTAGGTGAGACCACGATCATCCTCCTAGCGGCTATGTACGCCCCTGCATGGAGGCAACATGGGGTCACACCTGCCGACCTAGCAGACTGGGATGGATTTATGGGGGAGCACGGCTACCCAGAGGACAAGTGGCTGACCCTTGACGAACGCAATTTACGATTACCCGCAGTAGAAATTTAATCAGGCGAAAGCCTAGCCCCGAGTGGGCCATAGAAATGGAAATATTATGACAACACAAAGCAACGGGCGGATAAGTGACAAAGCAAAACTGGTTGGGCGATGGTTGCTCGACGGTTTAATGATTTTAGCCATAGGATGTGCGGCGTGGATCTTCGCCCTGTTGTGGAACATGACCGTGACTCAGCAAACGACCACCGAAACAATCAATGCTCTACAGGCTCGGCAGGAGAAAATGGACAACTCTGTGAGTGCTCTGCAAATATGGAAGGCTGAGACGGCTTCCAATCGGTTCACCGTCCAGAATGGCATTAAGCTCACCGAGAAAATCACCGAACTGGCCAAGATCATTGCCGCCATCCCAAAGGAATCCCCGCAACCTTGGTTTGTCGAGCGGGTTGACCGCATGGAAGGGCGACTCGTTGACCTAGAAACAGAGAGGCGGCAATCCATTGAGAATCCATAAAACAGTATCTCAGATAATGGCGGATCTTCTCCTCTCGCTTATTAGATTATCTGCGGCTGTGTGCTTCGGTCTAGCAATCGGTTATTTAGTCGCGAAAGCCTTCGCATGAATAGCTACCAGCACGTAAAGCAAATCGGTTTTTGTATTTTCCGCAATAAAGCGGGATAGAAAAGGAGATCATTATGAATGCAATCGCATGGATTCAAGAAAACTACATCGCAATAGCTTCTGGCGCGGCAGGACTTATGACCACGCTTGCAGTCATCGCACGGTTCACAAAAAACACCAAGGATGACGCGATCATCGCCAAGATCCTTGCGTGGTTGAACAAACTACTGGCGAAATAACCGTACCGCGTATTGTGCCCGAGCCGGAGGAGCGATAATGAAGGCTTTTTTTCTCGTACTACACGAAGCTCTAAAGGCTTGGAACACGATATTGCAAATAAAATCTCGTCGGATCGTTCTCGACGAGTACGAGAGGTGTGAAGATGAGATCGAAGAATTGGAAAAACAAATCGAAGATTATCGTGCTTCTGGCCAGCATGACCGTGCTGGTCTCCTGCTCAAGCGTGAAGCTCGTAGAGCGCGTCTCGCCGGGCGGCTGGCTAGTACTGAAGCAGGGACAGATATACACAGCTCCCCGTGACATCACACTCGCCGAAGAGTACGTCGTTAAAGAGCTTCAAGACGAGCTGATGGACACCATTGAGATACTGAACAAGCTGTCCGCGCAACGCGCACTGAACGACCACTAGAGAGGCACGGAGACCACATGTTCGGGATAGAAAACAAGCGACAGTCAGAAGGCGAAATGTTCGGCCTTCGGCCCTCTAAGTCTAAGCACTTCCTACACGACTTCTACAAAGAAATTACTGAGGATATCTATGCTTGGTGCTTCTATCTGGATTTTAAACCGACGTGGCAACAGAAACAGCTCCTCGACGCTGTTCAAGAAGGGTACTCGAACGTTGCCGTGCGCTCCGGGCAGGGGCCGGGGAAATGCCTTCACGGAGATACCGAAATACTAACGTCCGAGGGAGTTAAAAAAATCAGAGACCTTATAGGGCGAGAAGACCTTCTTGTTTGGAGCATGGATGAGGCAACAGAAAAAACACACACAGCAAGTGCTAGGTGTTTCCCATCAGGATACAAGAAATGCACAACAATTAGAACAGATTCAGGGCAGTCTACACGGCTCAGCACCGACCACCCTGTATATACTAGTTCGGGATGGCAAGAAGCGTCTGAGATAACTAACGGATGCCTTGTAGCCATGCCTCGTAACCTTCAATGGGTAGGAACTGAAGAAGTACCCAGCGAGGAAGTAAGGTGGGTAGGCTACATCCTTGGCGACGGAGGAACAACAGCCAAGCACGGAGTTCGTTTCACGCAAGAACCTTCCGATAGTTTGGATGATTTCCTACACTGCTGTAATTCTTTAGAGATGACATACCTCAACAGTTCGTCGCCCTCCAAAGCTCGGGACATAAGGGTGCACCACAAAGCGTCAAACGATGTGTTGTCTCGGTGGTCAAAAAGATCGTTAGCCAAACACAAAAGATTGCCGGATAGATTTTGGAGTATCCGGCAGGACAGGGCGGCTGAGATACTGGCTACTTTGTGGCTGTGCGACGGGTACTTTGAGAAGGATGGAGCAGGCATCTGCCTAGCCAGTGAAGGGCTGATAGACGATGTGCAAACAGCACTACTTTTTTGGGGTATCCACAGCAGGAAAAGGTATAAAAAAGTTAAATTGGGAACGAAAACATTTGACTCTTGGCGTCTAAGTATCTCAGGCAGGGAATCTCTGGTGCTCTTTTACGTGGAGATACTTAAAGGTTTCCACTCGTTTGATAAAATAAAAAAAGGACACGTAAACTATCTGACGAACATCTGGAGTAAGCCAGAAAACACAAACACCGACGTTGTTCCCTATGACGACAAAGCGATGACCGAGATAGCGGAAGAATTAGGTATCCCCAAGACACGTCTGCGGGAAAAAGGGTGGAGAGGGCGCAACTACTCTCTATTGAGCAGGAAAAAATTCAAAGAACTCGTATCGGCTACAGGATACGATGGCAAACACGCTAAGTGGGCATCGAACGATATTTACTGGGTGCGGGTTGTCAGTAACACACAAGACAGGACAAACACGCCCGTCTACGATTTAGAGGTGCCAGAGTATGGAAATTTCGTGGCTAGAAATCTGGTTGTCCATAATACCGCCGCCGACGCCATAGTCGTGCCGTGGTGGAATCTCAAGTATCCGAAGAGCCTCGCGGTCGTCACAGCCCCGACAATGCGGCAGTGTAAAAACGTATGGCTCTCAGAGGCTCAGGGACGCATACAATCAGGCGACCCGCGTATCAGTTCCTTTTTCAACTTCACCGGCACAGGGTACGGCATTATGGGAAGTCGTAAAGACATCTGGGGGTGCTACCTTGCCACCGCTAACCGGCCAGAAGCGTTTCAGGGAATCCATAACCCCTACCTGCTCATGTTGTGCGAAGAAAGCTCCGGTATCGCACGAGGAATCATGGACACGATCAAGGGAACGATGTCCAACGCCGAAGGTACCTTCTTATGGCTCCAGATCGGAAACCCGAACACACGAACTTGCTCCTTCTTCGACTGTTTCCATTCCCAACTGGACAACCCTTGGCACTGCCTACACTGGAATGGGGAAGAGACACCGGAAACCCCTTGGTTTTCCAAGCGTCGAAATGAAGAAATCGCCGAGGAATTCGGCATGGATTCCGATGTTTACCGCGTCCGCGTGCTCGGGGAATTTCCGCACACCGACCCGTCAGTGCTTATCAACGAAAACGACCTCCTCGCGTGCACCAAACCAGAGGCAAAAGCGGCGGCACTGGCGGTAAATGTCAAGATGCGGCCGGTTCGGAAACAAATCGGCATCGACTTGGCTCGATACGGCGGAGACAAAAACTCAATCTCTACATTCTCAGGAAATATCATGCTGAAGCTAGAAGCCTACAGCCGCACCGACCCGAACGCCACCATAGACAGGGCTGTCGTACTGCAAGAACATCTGGGATGGGGTAACAGCGAATGTACGTTTGTTGTGGATACTTCCGGCATGGGAGAGATGGCCGCAGGGATGCTCGGCAGTCAAAGACGCATGGGAAGGAAGATGCACGAGTTCTATTCCCAAAACACGGCGCACGAGTCGCAAAAATACGACAATAAAATCACGGAAGCGTGGTGCTTGTTTGCTAAAGAGGTTCGTGCCCACCGTATGTTCCTACAGTACAATAAAAGTCTCTTTCAACAGCTTACAAACCGACTGTATTCCGTGACCAAACACGGCAAAATTAAGATCGAAACCAAGGACGAGTATAAAAAACGCAACGCTGATTCGTCCGATGGGGAGCTCGGGATGTCTCCAGACGAGGCTGACAGCGTGGTTTTAGGCCACTACCCACACGCAGTCGCCAGTACACGAGTCCTAACCGCGTAGGGAACCATAAAATAAGCAACTAAAGGAGACTATCAAATGGGTAAAGAACCTAAAAGAGAAATATATGATTACCTGACGAAAATAACCCCAAATATAGGTGCTTTTTGCACGGCACTTAATTTCTCTCCTAGAGAAAGACAGAAAGAGTTTTTGGACTCTTTTACACGTTGCCCCGAAAGCACGGACATTGAATGGGATAGGGGGGAAGGGAGAACCACAGCAACTGTGGTGGCTTCTTTGTGGTGGTTGCTTAAAAACACACAAGGAAGGTGTCTAGTAGTGTGTCCAACCCTAAACCAATCAATACATATCTGGTTAACTGAGTGTAAAAAGATTTTAGAGAAAGCAGACCCTCGATTAAGTTCCTTTTATACCCTGAGAAAAACAGGAGCGGGGCTGTTTGGGGAACAGAAGCATGTGTGGGGGTTGTCCACTATCTCGGCTCGCAGTGTTGCAGGTTTCCAAGGCATTTGCGCAGAAAAACTACTCATTGTATGCGACGAATACCAAGGCATCAAGCAGGATGTTATGGCCACCATTCAAGATTACCAGAAGTACGGCGGTGTTGTTTTAAGAACGATACCGACTCAAAACCGTTGACGAGGCACGTAAAAAGTGCCATCGTCCGACAAGTAGGAGAACAAAGATGCCAGCTAAAATTTTACAAATTAAAAACGCTCTCACCATCCAACGCGACGGCGAAAAAGTTGGACGACTCGATATTTCCGGCGAAGTCGGCTGGGATTGGTATGGCGACGCATGGGATGCCGGATATTTTCAGGCACAGCTCCAAGACCTCGGCGACGTAGCTCTTCTCGAAGTGCACATCAACTCTCCGGGCGGTTCAGTCATCGACGGCATCGCTATTTTCAATTATCTGGTACAGCACCCAGCACCAGTTCATGTTTACGTGGACGGCGTGGCCGCATCCATCGCATCTGTCATCGCCATGGCGGGCGACAAGATTTACATGCCGACCAACACGCTCGGGTTCATCCATAACCCCCTCATGTACACCGTAGGAAATGCCGAGGAACTCCGTAAGGATGCAGACACACTCGATACCATGCAGTCGGCACTGATCGCTTCCTACCTGCGCCACTTTAAAGGAACCGAAGCCGACATTCAGAAAATTATGGACGCTGAAACATGGCTCACTGCCAACGAAATGGCGGAACAATTTAACCACGTAGAAGTGCTCGCGCAGGAAGTTAAAATCGCCGCTACATTGGACATGAGTCACCTCGGGGCCGAGCTCCCCGACAAGGCTAAGGCATTCCTCGAACAAAAAAACGAGGAAGAAGATAAAAATTTCCTTGCTAAATGTCGGGATTTCCTCAAACGTACTGACTTTAAGAACGCTGTGGTGGGTCTTAACGAAGATCTCAAAGCAAAACAGAACCAACAGGAGGATGTAATGACACCCGAAGAAATCGCCGCTATGAAAGCAGAGATCGTAACCAGCGTGACGGAAGCCGTCCTTGCTGTTGTGAAGCCCGAAGAAGAAGAAGTTCCAGCCGCAGTCGCTGAAACTCCCATCGAATTTGTGGGCGACCTTAAAAACCCCGACGACGTGAAGGCACACGCCGCAAAGCTGGCATCTGCCAAGCTCGAAGCCGCCGTTGACTGGCAAGACCCCGCCTCTGTTCAGGCGTACCTCGACGCTATCACCCCCGCCGCTGACGTTTCCGGCGTAAAAGGCTCCAATGCCACCACCCCGACCGACCAACTTTCTACGGAAGACAAAGCCTTGAATAAGGCGGACACCTCGAAGAAAATGGACGCCATGATGCCCCAAGGCCGCTAACCGTCGCCTAATCTAAAACCAGAAACAAGGAGAGAACAATGACCTTAAAAGTAGACGCACTCGCAGGAACCCCGACCGCCGACGCATACGCCGTCCACAAGGAAGTAGAAATGACTCAGCAGAAAACGTGGACGTTCGGCGCAGTAGCCGCAGACGAAACCGTGGAAACCTGCTACCCTGTAGGATTCAACAGCACCACTGGTGATGCCGCCAAATGGATGGCACCCGCACCGACTGTAGTCACTGTCTCTGTAGACGGCACTATCGTTGTTAACGGAGTCGCTACCGCAAGTATTGATGTCAGTGCGGATACCGAGGCAATCGTTGCCGCGAAACTCCTCGCCATCGGCATCAAAGCAACCGTATCTGAAGCCAGCGACGTGTTTACTGTAACGCTGGATGGCGACGCTCAAGTTTCTGTGATCCCCACGGTTACAGCCGCGAGCAACGTTGTTGTTGACGGCACGTCCTCGTACGGTACTCACAACATCAAAGGTATCGTGTGGCCTGAGCCTATCGACCTCGATGACGCTCTCGAAGTGCAGAAGGTTTGCATGGTCGAGGGTAACGTCGATTTTGACGAATTGGAAGCAGTAGTTGCCGCTGGCGACGTGACTGCACTCAAAGCGGCTTGTCGTGAAGACCTTCTTCCGCGTGGCCTGAACGTACAAAACCTGACTCAGGTTCGCTAACTAAAATAGAAACACAGGAGGAAACACCATGCCCGCTGATCCCGTAGAAGCCATTGAAACACGCGAACTGACCCGGTTAGTTAATCGGACTGAACGCCCCCGCCGTGCACTCACCGCAATGCTCTTTCCAGATGCAACGCACCGCACATTGATGACCGAAACCGTCCAAGTGGACGAGTTGACGGGCGAAGACGAACTCGCTCCGTTCATCGAAGTTAACGGCGAAGCCGTAAACGTCAGTCAGAACAACGGCCAGTCGTACACGTTTGCGACCCCGATGATCTCTGTCAAGCGTCCGCTTACGGCACAACAGCTCCTTTTCGAGCGGCGTGCTGGGAGCCCTATCGTGTTTTCCGACGGAGGAACCGATGTCGCTGGCGAAAACGCTATGCAACAGATCGCTGACGACCTCGCAAAACTTGAAAAGGTTTGCAATAAGAGGGAAGAGTGGATGGTTGCTCAGGCACTGACCGGCTCCATCTCGTATTCCATCGAAGGCAAAGCGTCTTTCTCCATCGACATGCGTAAGCCTGCCGGAAATACCTTCGCGGCTCCTAACGGGTTGTGGAACGGCGGAAGCCCCGATCCTCGTGGCGACATCAAAATCATCCAGCGTCTCTGCAACACGAACGAAGTTGGTTCTGTTACGGACGCTATCGGTGACAGCACTGCCGCAGACGCGCTCGACGACCTCATCACCGCCGAAACCGTTGTCCTCGATAAGGATGCCTCGATCTTCAACCCGAACACTTCCATGATCGCTACGTATGCCGAAAACGGCATGCGCTTCATTGGTGTTCTCGGTGGAGTCCGCTTCTGGGAGTACAACGCTTCCTACAAAGCAGACGGCACAGGCACTGTGACCACGTTCATCCGCGCCGGGTACTTCGAGTTCGTTCAGCTCACGCAGACCGCTCAGTCCAACCGCACGATGTTCTACGGTCGTATTCCTGACCTGAAGGCAATGCGCGAAGGTCTGGACGTTACCAAACGACTCGCACGGGTTATTGAAAAAGAAGAGCCGAGTGTTCTCATCAATATCCTGAAGACCCGTCCTCTGCCGTGGTTCTACCGCGCTGACGAGAACGTGTCCATGTCGGTCGTGTAATCCCCGCCGAAAAGCAAAGAGCAAAATCAAAAGGGGGAGCTTAAACAACTCCCCCTTTTTTAACCTAAAAAAGGAGACACAGAAGATGACTGAAGCAGTAAAAAAATACGTGTGCACCATGAACCTACGCCCCGTGAAAGGGAACACTAAGCTGATCTTAGCGGGCACCCCGTTCGACGCGACTATTCTCGACAACCATACTCGCGAGGTGTTCGAGGAGCGTGGCGACCTCAAGGAATTCTGTATTGACGTTGAAGCTAACGATGTGCCGGACGCGCCGAAAGTAGTCGCCAAGAAATCGGCAAAAGAGCAGATCGCAGAACTTAAAGCCGACGCGAAGGAAAAGTTTGACGCGGAACTCGAAGGACGGTCGTTAAAGGACGTTCAGGCATCGTTTAGCGAAGCCGAAGCGAAAGCATCCAACAAGCCCACCGGTATCTTTAACAAGATTGCTGACGAGCTCGAAGGCATGAACCTTGACGAGTTGGACGCTATCCACGCAGACATCTGCGCTGAGAACGAACTGACAGCCCCCGACGCTTTTGAAAGTATCGAGGAAGCTGTCGCAAAACTGACTAGCGAGTCCTAAAGTGGTCGAGCCCCTCTATAACGAGACGTTGGACAGCCTGCTAAAGATCGTAAGGATCGAACCGGCAGACGACGACAACACCCTTGCGGCCATTTATCAGGCCGTCAGGGACGTTAGATTGGGGCTCTTCACCCGCTTAGGCAAAACGCGAGCCCTTGAAATACAGGGGTACGCTCTTATCGACAACCCGACCACCGACGACGAGACTACCCGCTCCACGGCGGCAAGTGCCGAAGCTCTGTGGACATACGTACTGCTCATCCAGAGACTGCCCGTTATTTTCATGGACAACGCCGCGTCCACCGGCGACGCATTTAACGAAGAGCCGCTGACGCGAGACGCATCAAGCGCACACACTTTTATCAACTCCCTCAAGGCTCAACTGGAAGAGGCGTTACAGGCGATCTCTACGGACGTTTCCGAGCTCAACAAATCTTTCAAGTCCTCCTTAAACGGCCCTGAAGTTCCTTACCTCCTATCCCAGAACCACATAGGGTTAACGTAATGAGAACTGAGATCCAAAACAGACTCTATCAACTGTGTATCGCCGGTACATTCGCTACCGTGACATACGACGCTGTTACCAAGCTCGCCACGAAAAGTGAGGCGACAACAGTCCCCGCCACAACAAGCTCTGATGCAGTTCCGGCAGGCCTTCAGGAGCCTATCGAGTGGAAAGACTCAGGGACGACTGAGAACGGCGAGAAGGTGTATTATGACGCATCTGAAGCCTATGCGTACTGGAACGACGGCACGGACTGGCAGATAACGATTAAAGGTGACGTAGGGGGGAGTCCGACGAACTATTTCAAGGTGCAGGACTATCCCGATACGATTACGCTCATTAAGGACGGGGTTAGCGACAGTGTTGTGTCTTATACCGGCCTTGACAGTCTATCTCGACCACAGTACGAAAACGCAACGGAGGAAGTGCGTTTTCAAAGGACATACAGAGACGAGTGGAAAGCCTTTTTTCATCAAGCAGCGGGCCCAAGTCTTTCTGTATTGTCGTCAGAATACCTTCCACCAAAAGACGGGTGGGATGGTGGATTATCGCTCGCATACACAATCCCAACCGATCAATATGTTGGAGTTGGCACGTTCTCAGGCACCATCGTAGAGTCCTCCGCAGTCATCCCCGCCGTCCTCGACATCCCCCACGTCGTAGTGAACGAAGTTTCCGGCACACTGACACGTAGCGTGAAGGCAGGGGCGCGGTCGAGCAACGCGTCTATGGAGAACTGGATCTTCGAGGCACGCTTAAAATTTAAAAATGAAGTATCTGTTGATTACTTCTTGAAGAACGAATTGAAAATGGTATCTTTCGTGAAAGATAACGAACGAGTAACGGCAGTTTCGACAGGTTTCCCTGTCGTACAGCCGCCTCGACAAAAACCGCATAACGGCACAGAGATGGTAATTACTTTTTCTGTCAATACAAGGAGGTAGAAAATGGGACGAGGCATAGACACATCAGGCGAACATTCTGTCGAGAGTTATCAACTCGGTCGTGGAAAACTATATGCGGCACTGCTCGACGCAACAGGGCACCCGAAATCGTTTGAGGACTTGGGCAATGTCCCGGAACTCACGGCATCGGTAGAGTCCGAAAAACTCGATCACTTCGGTTCCCGCTCGGGTCTGAAGACGCTCGACAAATCCGTCGTGGTACAGGTTACCACGGAACTCGGATTCCAGTTGGAAGACATCAATTTCAACAACCTCGCACGCTTTTTCTCCGGCGACACCGCCGCATACACCAACCCAGCTATTGCTGGTGTCGTGGACGCTCCTTTGGTGGACGCCGCCGACCTCGTAGCGAACGCGTGGTACATGCTCCGCACGCCCACCGGCCCTGCGTTCGGCATCACTGCGACCAACGCTCTGGTTATTGAAAGCACCAACGATACTCCGGTAGTGCTGACCGCGACTACGGACTACACCGTGGACGAAGTCTCGGGACAGGTGTTCATCAAGAGCTCCACCGCTGTGGATGCCATCATCGCCGCAGGTGTGGACGGTCTCACGTTCACGCTGACCGCCGACGCCACCGCCACTACGGTCGATCAACTGACCATCTTGTCCAACACTGAGCTGAACGTCGCCCTGCGCTTCGTTCTCGAAGAAGCGGACTCGGGTAAGCAAGTCGTTTACGACTACCACCAAGTCGCCCTGTCCTCGGACGGCGACTACAGCCTCATCTCGGACGAGTTCGCTCAGCTCCCGATGACTGCTTCGGTGGAAGAAAACGACGCGTACACCAACGTCGCGGACGTTTACTATCCTGTCACTCAGTAAACTGAATTGACAGAAACAAGAAAACCCCCTTCATGGGGGTTTTTTTGTGTAGACTACAAACAAGCACAAGGGGTACAGTCTGGGGCATGAGATTGAAAACCATAACTAAATACCTATCATATGCAGTATCCGACGAGGGTAAAGTGTTCTCTACAAAGTTTAAGCACTTAGGAAGGCCTCCGAGGGAGCTAAAGTCAGGGGGAACACGAAGAAAATACAAGCATTTTTAATAGGAAAACAAAGAGACCAACGAGACCAACCAAAAGGAGCCGAAGACCATGAATAACCTGTGTAAAAAGAGTAAAGTAACGAAGACGATCCACGGTGAAGATGTTAATTTCTACGCCATTCCTATGGGAACAGTTTTCAAATTCAAACACCTGTCCAAGAAAGCGTCCGGTTTTCTGGCGACCCTCTTCGCGGACGAGTCTAAAGATGTTACCGTAGAGTCGTACACCGGCCCGTCCGATCAGAAAGACGAAAAGGGCGACGCGTACACGCAGACGCAAAGCACAACCAAGGAAATTTCAGCGAGCCTCGCATCCCTGCGAGCCAAGCAAAAAGCGGACAGCGTCGAAGGGTTCGTTGACTCTCTTTTTGCGGACGACGCACAGGAACTCCTCGTGGAGATTATCATTAAATCTGCCTCCGACACCTTCACGGATGCGGACGCCGCAGACCTCCTAGAAAACATGGATTCGGGCTCCTTTGCACAGTACCTTTTCGGCGCGTTTGAGGCATCTAAGGAGGGCTTCGCCGGGCTGGGAAAGTCCTTATCCCTCCTCGGCAACTTCGGAAAGATAAAAGAGGCCGTAGCGGTAGGAACCGACGCACTGAAAAAAGTGACCGAGTAGTCTCGGAAGATGTTTGGACAGCCCTCTTTGACGCGGTAATTTACTGCGTTTCGATGGGCTTCTCCGAAGGGAGTATAGAGACCATGACGCCGAGCACCTTTCAGGAGGTGTATCGGTCGTTGAAGCAAAAGGAAGCGGCGGACAACTTGAACCTGTTAGCACTGTTCAATCAGGCAGGCAACGGCACGAAACAGTCTATCAAGGCGTTCACTGAGGATTTGAGTGTGTGGTTGCCTGAAGCCAAAAGCAACGAAGGTTCAAGATTGTCGGGGTACAAGGCACTCCTTCAAGGGAAGAAAATAGGCAAGAGCGGGAGAAAATAAGATGGGCGCAGAAATCGAAGGTCTCCAGTACAATGTCAATTTGGGCGGGAACGTAGATGCTCAGCTTCAGGCCACCCTTGCCAAGATCAAAGAGGTCAAGGCCGCGCTCGACGGACTCGGAAGCAGTGCAAAAACCACTGCCGTAAAAGCCCCCAGAGCCACAGACACTACGTCCCAGAACAAGAAGGCGCAGGAGAGCATCACGAAGCTGTCTCAGGACGAGTTGCGAGTACAGCACAAGATACTGACAGCCCGTAAAAAAGTAACTCAGCAGAACAAGGAAGCCGCGAGGATTTCTCAGCGGGCACAAAAGGCGGAAAGAGCCCACATAGCCGCTGTAGCAAGAGCGGACAAGGCGCGGCGTGCGGCTTTTGACAGAGAAACGACCGCAACAGCCCAACAGCGTAACAAAGAGGCGACACAGTCGGCGGATAAGAAAGCCCTCGCAAATTCCAAAGCGTTAAAAGCGGACATGATAGAACGGGCTCGTATAGCCGACACTATGAAGCCGATAACCGCTGAAGACGCCAACGCACAGGCTACCCAAAAGAACCTACAAGCATCCAACGCCCTTGCCGTAAAGAGAGCGCAGATAAACCAGCTCGTGGAAAAAGGGAACATCACCCACCGCGCCGCCGCCGAGCAGGTAGGTGTGTCTGCGGCTCAGGCCAAAAAGCTCGGGCTGAATATGTGGGACGCGCAACACGCCGCCCGTCAGTTCCTTTTCACTTTCCGCCGACTCGTCGGCATCCTCGCCCTTTTCACACTCGCTCGAAAACTAGCGCAGGGGATTGGCGCGGCAGTCGGTCAGATGGTGTCCTTTAATGCGGAACTCGAATCGGCTGAAATCGGTATCGCGTCCATCGTCACGTCCATCGGGCAGATCCGAGACGGTACGGGGAAATTATTGACAGGTGCGGCGGCGTTTAATGTTGCGATGAGCGAGTCACGGGGTATCGTAAAACAGCTCCAGAAAGACGCGCTCGGCTCCATCGCCACATTCCAAGCACTCGTACAGTCTTATCAAGTAGCAGTCGGGCCCGGCTTAGCCGCAGGTCTCGACCTTGACCAGATCCGCGAGGTCTCCAAACGACTGACGGAGGGAGCCCTCTCCCTCGGCGTCCCGCTGAACCAGCTTTCAGAAGAAATCCGTTCACTGCTTCAGGGAACGGCCACGGCCAAAAATACTCGAATCGCAGTTTTGTTCGGGGGAGCCAAGGAAGCGAACGAGGCTATCCGCAACGCTAAGGAGCAGGGCAATCTGTACGAAACCCTGACCGCCAAATTCGGGGGGATCGCTCTCGGTGCCGACGCCGCCGCACTTTCAATGAACGTGCTTAAATCCAATCTACAGGACACGGTTCAGATACTCCTCGCTCAGGGGGGCATCGAACAGTTCAACGCAGTCAAGGACTCTGTCCTCGCGCTGTCGCAGGCCATTAAGACCACAGACGCAGAAGGAACCCCCATCTTTGCCCCTGAAGCGTTGGGAATCGTACAGGAGATTGCAGGGACGTTGGCGGGGATCACCCTGTCGTTCCGTGAAATCTCCGACACAGGGCAGGTGCTCGTGCTCGTCCGAAACGTACTGGCTACTGTCGGCGACGTACTCAAAGTAATTGCCCCCCTCGCAACAGCCGTGTTTCAAGGACTCGTAACAGGTGCAAACAACGCGATAGCACCTCTGAGGATCGTCGCGGACTCTGTTCGAGCTATCGCACGCGTCTTGTCTCCCGACGGCGTGATTACCAAGGCACTAGCCATAACCGTTAAATGGCTCGTCGCGGGCGTGACGACGCTCGTTTTATGGGTGAAGCTAACGAAAACACTGGCCTTTTTGTGGGGCGCGAAAGGCATCCTTTTTAGTACTCAAAAAATAGGGATGGCAATAGCGGCAATCAACCGCGCCCTCTTGACCGTAATAGGGACGCAAAGAGCCGCCGCAGTAGCCACGTTCGTTGTGCGTCTCCAGACTCAGGGGTGGGCAGTGGCAATGGCAGGGGTATCCGCGCAGGTATTGATAGTGGGCGGGCTACTCGTAGTCCTGTCTGCCGCACTGGCGTTCCTTATAACCAAAACAAAGCTGTGGGAAAACAGTATAGGTAGAGCCAACAAAGAGCTCAAGAAAACTTCAAAAGAAGCCGACTCCCTGAATAACATTATCGAAGGCGCGGACAGTAGTTGGGAAGATTCTAACGAGACTCTCAAGGATATAACGAAGCAGATTAAAACCATCGCGGAGGAGACGGCAAAAATCCGTTTCCTAGACCCCGTGACAGGGGACGCCAAGAAGTTGGTTGAAGTAGAGTACGACCGCGTGAAGGCACTCATGGATGCCACGAAACAAGAGCAAATATCTATAGCAAATGCGAAAGAGGAGGTCGTCCTTCTCAGAAAACGCAACGAAGAGATTTTAACAGGCATCCGAGTTGTTGGACAGTCTCCCCCCAGACGAGGCAGGGACGAAGTCGGCGACTTAGCTCTTGAGCGGGCGGGGGTTCTCGCCGAAGAGGCACGGGCACTCGTGCGAATATCGGTGGCAGAGGACAAGATAGCCCAGAGAACATCCTCAGTGAACGCCTTGTTCAGTAAGACGCTTGAGCAAACCCTTACTACCCTCGACTCGAAAGAGAAGATAGACCAACTCGACAAGGACACCGTAGCCTCCGCAGACAAATTGACAGCGGCAAAGCTGGCGCAGACCAGTCAGGCCGGAGCTGACGTGATCCTCGCCCAATTGAAAATAAAATTGCTCGACCAACAACTAGCGATCAACGAACGAGACGCACAAGCTAATGCTGACTCTTTGACAGCACAGAAACAGGCTGTGCAAGATACTGCGGATGAGTTAAGGGGCGCGGGAGGCTCAATACAGGGGCTCCAAGCCGAGATAGATACCTTGAAGGCTCCAGAAATAATTTCTGTGGAACAGGCGCGGAAAGCGTTGAGAAAAATAGATGCGCAAATAGTAAAAGCATCCCTGTTTACAGGGCAAGCAGGGGGGCTAAACACCGGCACATCAAGCCGAACAAAAGCTCTCCAAGCAGAAAGCGTGAAGCTAGAAAAGGACATCATAGCCGCCCAGAACGCAGGGAGCGCGACACTGTTCGCCGGTGCCCAGCAACGATTTGCCCTAGATAAAGGTATCCTCGAATCCAAACTAGCCGTAGCGGAAGCGAATGCTAAAACGGAAAAAGAGGCCGTAGACGCTGTTGTCCAGCTTCAGGATCAGATGGACAGGGACGCCGTCCGAACCGAGAACGAAAAAAACAAGTTGATGGCAAAGCGTGTCAAGGCACAGGCGAAAGTTGACCGCGCATCTTTAGAGGCCTCTGAGAACATAATAGACGGAATGATGCTCGGGGTTCTCGAATTTAACGAGGAGCTTGAAACAGGTGCCCGCATATTTGCCGACCTAATTAAAGAGGGTTTAGAGGGCGTGTCCAACTCCTTCGGGAGCACTTTCCGCGAGTACCTAGAAACGGGAGATACCGACCAGCTCGGCGAGTTTTTCAGAAACGCCCTGTGGGATGTGTTCCTCGACCTTGCCGAGACTTTTGCGACGAAAGTGTCTGAACAACTTATAGGTGCGCTGGCAGAGACGGTCATAGGACAATCAGCATCGAACCTGTTCGGCGGTGTGGGCGGTTCCCTCTTAGGCACATCAGATATAGCCGGGGATTCGGGGGGAGAGTCCCAAGGACTTATAAGCAAGGGCGTCGGGTCTGTATTCGGAAACGCGGAAGCAGGACAAGAAGGCATTCTCGGCAAGGCCATGACAGCCATGACTGCGGCTCTCGGCCTGAGTACGGCGGCAGACGTAGCGAACACCACAGCCACAACTTCGGACGCACTAGCAACGTCCACGAACGCCGCCGCCGCAACCGCCAATACTGGAGCCAAAGTAGCAGAGACAGCGGCAACGGCAACCAACACAGCGGGCCTCGTGGCGAATTCGGCTTCTACTAACTTAAACACCGCGAGTGTCTGGTCTCTGATAAGCGGGATGCTGATAAACGCTGTTATCTGGGCGGCGAACACCGCCGCCAGTATAGCGAGCACCATAGCGACATGGGCACTGGTGGTTGTCACGGCTGTAACAGGATTTTTCGGCAACAAAGGAGGACTAGTACCCAAAACCTTCGACAAAGGCGGAAAAGTACCCCAAGGCCTCGCCGGGGGTGGGGTTCCTTTGAGTGCGCCGTTCTCACGTCCCTCGAACATTCCTGCGTCCGATACGGTTCCCGCTTGGCTCACGCCGGGCGAGTTCGTAATCACGAGGGACATGGTTAAGCAGGTAGGTGTCAACGCTCTTGAGCGGTGGCGCACGGGCATGAACCCTCCTTCCTTCCAACAGGCGGGGTCGTCTATGAAACGGTCAGCATCTGCCGTTAGAGGGTTTGCGACAGGCGGAGCAGTGGGCAGAGGGTCTGCTGACGAATCTTCTTCCGACCGTCCCGTTAATGTGGCATTCTTCGACGACCGTAAAGCAATGAGCCGCTGGGCTGAGACTACGGAAGGTGAAACAGCCATCCTTAAAGTACTCAAACAAAACGCTCATCGTTTCGCTTAATAAGGAGACCTGACCATGAAGAAATTTACATTCGCAGGGGCCGACGCATTTCTGCTTTACTACACGCCCAACTGGGACGAGACCGTAGACTGTTCCTTTTCTGTTCCGAGCGACACAACGACCGGTCTTTCAGGTAAGGAGGACAGGACACCTCTCGCTCTATCTCTACGCACGAGGATGGGATTCGAGATACTTACTGTTCGCGAGGAATCCTCGGAGTTTCGAGTCGCCTTAAAAGAACTAGCCAACAGCCCTGTGATGGTTCCCTTCTGGCCTGCGCAATCGGGATATGCCTCAACGGATAAAGACGGAATAGGCGGGGGTCTGTGGGTAGCTTGGGAGCAGGGATGGGACACATGGGAGGTTTACCTCGACGGAGCATCTCCCGGAACCTTTACCCCCTCCGCAGACGCTTTAAAAGCCCCCGTTCTTTTGGGGAGGTTCGACCGTGCCCCCTCCCCTGATAATGAGACCGATGAGGTCTCCACGGTTTCCATTTCTTTTATCGAGAATTCTGCTATCGAGTACGCACTTACCGTGGACGTAGAGACCTTCACGGACGGGCCGCTTATCAACGGATCGGCTCAGAAAATGTTTCCCCTACTCCCGAACTGGGCGGGCGGGCTTGAAGCTGGAGAAGCGAAATACACAATCGTTAAGGACGAGATAGGCATCGGGCGCACGACCTCCGACACGTATTACGACCAAGACGGAGCACGTAAAACAGAGCAGGATTTCTTGTGCGACGGGTGGTCAGATTTTAAGCGGATGCTCCGGTTCTTCTACGACGCAAAGGGGACTGTTGGACGGTTCTGGCTACCTCTCGCTGTGGCGGGTTGTCGTTTAGTGGCTCCTGTGACTCCCGTACCTCAGACGATCTCTACGGACGCTGTTCCCGCAGGACTTCAGGGGACAGTCACATGGCACGACTCACTGCTTCCGTTAGTTAACGGGGAGACGGTCTGGCACGACCCTACCGACACTTGGGCGAAGTGGGAGAGCACAACCCACGGCGAGATCTTTTCAGTGGTTGCGGATGTCGGGAACGAGAGCGTGGAGAACTATTTCAAGGAGCAGGACTATCCCGATACGATTACGGTTAGTGAAACTCTGACCCATGCGGACGGCCTCTACTCCCTTGAATCGATTGTAAGCGGGCGCCCGAGATATGTGAAGGGCGACATCGTTCTTGAATATAACGCCGGACAAGAAGCGTGGGCTCTTATTGACCAGCCCCACTTTGAGGTTTGGGTAAATATATCTACCGCTGTTGTACCGCCCGAAGCGGGCTGGACGACAGCGATAGGATCGGCTCCGCCCCCAACCCTCGCATACACAATCCCAGCCGCAAATGTTTTCTGGGGTAAAGGCACGTTCTCTGGTACGATAACTCTGTCCCTCGTGTACCTGACCGAACTCTCCGTGGACAATGGGGTCGGTTTCGGGGAGGACGATTACCTCGCGCTGATTAAAGGCACCTCTGCCACGGGTTTTGAGATCGCTTCCAACGCGGCGAACGTCATCACCCTGACGACCGCCCCGACCGAGGAGCACTCCCCGTCTAACACGAGCCTGTCGCCCTTGCTTCTCTCGCGGTTCGGCTCCGACGAGTTTGAAATTTCGTTCGTAACGGACGCGGTAGCCGTTATACGTTCTCCCTTTATCGAGGTGCCGAAGGAGTACGCCGAAACGGACTCGGGAGCCGCCGACAACGTAGCATACCTGTACGAATTCGAGCTTGCAAATTACGATACATGGAGGTACACGAGCCACGAACAGGACATTGGCAACGGGACGCTGACATGGCAGTCTCGCCCGTTTGAGCATTCTGATATTCGTGAGAATGTCAACATGGAAAAGGCAGATGTGAAATTGACATCGCGCACGTTCGTAGACGACACGACCCCCGAGAATGTCAATCTAAATAACCCGCTAAACCTTTTCATCCCACTGAAACTGGAATCTATTTTATACCTGACGATCAAGGAATGCTCCCCGAACGCTTCCGGCACCATCACAGACTCGCCTACTACGATATTCAAAGGATCTGTATCCCGAGCAACCACGGACGGGCCGATTATCGAGGCAACCTGCTCAGGCATCAGCGCACTGTTCGACAGGATGGTGCCGAACGTTCTCATGCAACCCACCTGTAACTATCTCGTGTTCAGTCCGCCGTGCGGGCTCCTAGCCGCCGACTGGATAATGAACGCTTCTGTTGTGGAGTACCCGTACGCAGGCGGGGCGGACGACGATTGGTACAAGGTACTTATCCAGACCCCCGCTTTCGCCAACTCGACACCCGAAGAACCCCGCCCAGCGGTTGAACAGTTTGAGCACTACTTCGCGGGCGGTAAGATAGAGCTCGGCGTAGCTGTCGATTTCCAGAGTCGCAGTATCTTGGATTCTGTCGCCGAGGGAGGCAACACACTCCTTACGATCAGGCACCCGCTGAAGGAAGCCTTGAGTGTTGCAGACAACATCAACCTGTGGGCGGGTTGTGACGGCAGGAGAGTGACGTGTCTGGAATATGCCACACCCTCCAACGAAGAAGGTAAGTTCAACAATTACCCTCGGTTCGGAGGGTTCCCCTTTAGCCCAATCGGAAATCCAGCCCTAGCCAAGATCAATAAGGATCACTCTGAAGGGGGTAAGAAGTAATGACCCCTACATGGTTTAATACTGCCGACAGGCTCGCCCGCCTAGAAGCCTCCGCCAAAGACTGGTTGGGAACTCCCTTCGTGCCGAACGCGAGAATAAAAGGGCACGGGGTATCCTGTCACACACTCGCGGAACAGGTTTATCTTGGGTGCGGTCTCCCGTTCGATGCGCGTGCCCCCTCCGCTGATATGGGATGGAGCGGGGTACACAAAAACAGTCTGGTCGAACAGTTCATAGTAGGGGTGGACGGGCTGGCTCGCCTGAAGACGGCAGAAAGTATTTTAGTTGGAGACTTGCTCGGGTTTCGTATAGGCTCCTGCATACACCACCTTGGAGTGGTTCTGAACGACGGTAAGTTTATCCACTCCATGAAGGGGCTCGGGACGACCTACGGGATGATGTCCGACCCGACGTACAAAGACCGTTTAGCCGTAGTTTGGAGATGGAAAGTATGAGTGAAGTAACAACACCAACAGTCGCGGGGGTAGAAGATGAGGACTTCAGCACCTCTCAAGAATCTATTCCTATTCCGTACATCGCAGGAACACGCAAGGTCGGGGCTCGGTGGGTGTCGAACACCTACAACCAGCGCACTGTAGAAGTGGAAGCCGACTCCGGCAAAAAAGGCGGGAGCGGCAAAAAAGGGGGCAGTGCTGAAACAGGGATTTACGACTACTACGGAAGCGTCGCCGCTATTGTGTGCATGGGAGCCGTGGACACCCTCGTTTCTATTTCATTTGACGGGGAACAGGTTTGGGAGGGCAACGTTGCTCGGGACGCGTCCGATTTCTACACCGGAACTATTGCAGGTTACGGTACTTTTAATTTCTATTGGGGCACGGACGACCAAGAACTCGACGCATCTTCTGTGCTCAAGGAAGCGAACAACGACCGAGGAGACGACCACCCAGATTACAGGGGGGTGTCTCTCATCGAGTTTCGGGATATCCTGTTCGGGCGGGAAAAAGTAACGTCGCCCAATGTCGAGATCGTTGTAAGCCGAGCGGCGGTGCAACCCCTTATCGCGTCCCTAGAAGGATCACTGGACGACGGACAGACCAACCCCCTGTGTTCCACTTTAGAGTTGATGACGAACACAAGGTACGGACTGGGAATGGCCGCTTCCGTGTTTGGCCAGTCTTCTTTCAGGGCCACAGCAAACGCCTTATTCTTAAACAAAGACCTCATGTATGTGTCCCCTCTGCTCGCTACGCAGGTGAGCTTGCGGGTCGTGCTGGCGGACATGCTGAACGTTTCTGATTCCTTTTTACTGTGGGACGACGAATCTGCCACTATTAAGGCAGGTTATTGGGATCACGGTGTTGTGCTCACGGATGTGGAGGTAGCCGCCCTCACCGCTGTAGGATTCGACGACATGACGGAGTCTCCCGACTTCGATGCCGAGAGCTGGAGCGGCATCCCGACAGGCTTCATCGTTAATTTCTCGGACAGGGAGAGAACCTTCAAGAGATCGTCCGACAAGTACGAGGACTTGAGCCTCGTTGACCTGACCGGCGGGCCGTCCAACCGCACACTGGCACGGCTGTGGATAACACGCAGGGAGCAAGCACTTGCCCACGCGGCTGAGTGGTCGAAATCCTTATCCCGCCCGTCACTGGGAGGAGAAGTCGTTTTGCGCAGGGTAGTGGGCAACCTACTGAACGTGGGCGACCTTTTCCGCCTCGACATAGACATCGAGCCGAGCGACGCGACCGCAACAACTCAGGTTTGTAAAGTACTTGAGAAACAAGCCAACCAGTCAGGAGCCATCGGAATAACGTTCAAGGCCGAGACGAATCTCGTCCCTCTAACGTACTCACCAGCGGTAGTTACGCCGACCACGGACAACAACACGTTCCCCGAGCCGGAAGCCTTTGTTTACGTGCGCCCCATGGAGATGCCGCCTGCCCTTTCTGAAGTAGAGTACGGAGTAGCTGTACTGGCACAGCGAGCAGATAACATGACAGTGGGATACGGTGTCCTTTACGACCCTGTTGAGGCTACGGGATCTTTCCCTGCTCTAGGGAACCAGAGAACCTTTGCTGTCCGCGCGACGTTGCAGGATGCTTTCACGGACGCAGGCGTGACCCCCAGAATCAACACAGCCTTATCCAACGCTCTCGACCTTGAGAATTTCGACCACACTCCCGGCGACGTAAGCGCGTCAGCAGACCAGTTTCTGCTTATCGTGGCCGAAATCTCTGGCGGCCAGATCGCCAACGACGCCAACGGGTTCGCCATTACGGAGATTATGGCCGTAAGCAGTATGTCCCTCGTGACCGCTGGCCAATACGACGTGACTGTTCTTCGAGGACGGTTCTCTACAGGGCAGAAGTCATTTAGCTCGGGAGCGGAAGCGTGGCTCGTGCGCAGATCCTCCATTGAAATCTACAGCCACCCCGACTTCCCTGCGGCGGCGGCGGCACAAGACGACGTGTTCTTTAAAACGACCCCGTTCAATGTATTCGGCACGAGGGACATCGCGGCGGTTCCAGACCCTGCTTTAACCTACCTATTCCCTGTGAATCGTTTCTTCGCTCCGACCATAACGCTGGACGCGCTTGAGCCGACCCCCTATGCAGGAGTCCCTTACGTTGTGTCGGGGAACATTGCAGACCAAGACGGCGACTTGTCGTTCTGGTCAGTGTCCTATAGGGCTACAGGCACTGTAAAAGAAACTGTCGTCGCGGGCGGGCCGATTGAAAACACAGCCGGTTACGATTTCAGCGTGCCGATCACTTTTGGAGTTCTCGACATCAACGTAGGGTACGATATTATTGTACGGGCCAAGGACTCGACTACCTTCATCGACAGCTATGTGGAAGAGATTCTGGTTAAGACCGTGGCCGTCGCCACGAGCCAGCTTACAGGGCCCCCTGCTTCTTTAGTCGCCACAGGCTCCGGCTCGGACGACGAGATGTTCAGTACGGTCTGGCTATCGTGGACACCCCCAGATGTTGTTACCGAGCTTGCGTACTACGAGATACAAAGAGCCGACGCGACGGGAATGGCCGGAGCCGAGATTATCGGAAACACGGGAGCTGTGTTCTTCGCCGCCCCCGTGGACACAGAAAATTCTTACTACTTTCAAGTGCGGTCGAGAGACGTGTCCGGCAACTCCAGTGCGTGGACGACCGAGGCTTTTGGAAACGGAATCGACACAGTGGAGGCGATCCCCGGCCCCAACTCCATCACGGAAACGATGATTCAGGACGACGCGATTTCCACGCCCAAACTTCAGGCGTACTCTGTCACGGCGGCTAAGGTTACTACGGGAGAGCTCGTTACGCTAAGTGCTCAGATCAGAGACGCGGTAATCACGTCGGCCAAGATAGCGACCCTCGAAGCCGGTAAGATTACCACTGGCACGATGGACGCCACGGAAATAACACTGGACGGAGGGGACGCGAGTATTAAATCCGATGGATTCGATTCGTCCACCGGTTTCAAGGTAGATGGAGCGGGCAACGCCGCGTTTGCCAACCTTGAGGTTCGTGGAGATGCTGTCGTGGGAACCGGCGCGGACGGTCTTATGTACGGAGCGTTTACCGGAAGCGGCGCGGGTGTTTACGTGGAGTCCCCTACAGCCCTCGATATGGATACCTCCCTTCACGACATCGTTCGGATATTCATTAAGAGGGAATCGGATGCCGCTAATTTCGAGGGGTCGGTCTGGTTCCAGACGACCGGTGACCCGACGTGGACGGCCAGCAAATCCGTAGCGTTCGTGTCTACAAACAGCGAGCTCGACTACGTTACTGTTGACGTAGACATGACGACAGCCACTGCATGGGGAGTGACGAACCTTCAGGCCTTGAGAATATACCCCGCATCCGTCGAGGACACGGGGAACTTTTCAATAGGATTCGTGCGTATCGTAAACGAGTTCTCGGCTATTCTGGAGTCGTGGGATTTCGTCTCACAGCTCGAAGGGTGGACAGCGGTCGGGACAGAATCCTTTACGTGGCTCGCGGGAAGCCAGAACGTCCTACAATCAGCGAACTACGTAGAAGGAGTCGCAGGGTGGAGGATCAAGGGAGACGGATCGGCAGAGTTTTACGACGTTAATATATACGGCTCCGTTCCCACACCTCAAGTATTCGTGGGGGGAACGGAATTGGTCAGTGGTTTGGATTACGAGTACATGACCACCGTAACAGTAACCATCTCAAAACCAGCAGGCACCACGGCATATTACCGGACGGATGGACTCGTACCTACTGGCGTTGTGGCCGAACTCGTACCGGCTAACGGGCAGGTAACCCTGACCGAAGAGGCACAGTTACGAGTCGTAGCGTTCGAGGACACGACATCCAGATCCAGCGACGTGTTTTCTGCGGGAATACTTGTAGCTGTTGTTGCCTTACTTAATAGCCTCGGAACGACTGGGATGTATTTCAGAACGTTTAAAGATGCTACGACTTACATCCTCGTCGGAATAGGCAACAACCCGGACTACATTGACAGAACCACGGGATGGTCTTGGTTGCGTAAAGCCACTTTCACAGACATCCACGGAGACCCTTACGGGTTCAAGTACGGCCTGTGGTCTCCCGGCTACGAGAGATTCCCCAATGTCTGGTTCTGTTTCGCAACAGGCTCTACGATGGGAACACGGGTCGGTTATTGGTACAGTGTAGATCCTTTAGCGTTCACTTCCAGTAGTCAGATGGATTTCGGCATCGGAAGTAGGATTAACGCGTATTGGGACAACTTTGGAAGTAATCTTATATCGACCACAGCTCTCATCAGCGGTGTGTTCGATACGAATGCCTACCCAGATGTCTTTGCCTAATCCTTGACCGGAACCGCACCCGCGTGTACTCTGTGCTTTAGATTTTGAATATGCCGTTTACGCGGATTGCTTGCTGGGAGAGACGGTCTCGCTCCTTGCTTTTAATCCGTATTGCGGCGACTTATAAGGGACTATATTATGAGCGACAAAGACAAAAACTTCAATGTATCGAATGTATGTTCCCGACCGCCCGCTCCGTTGTTTAAGGGTGCCGGAAGTGAGATGTACGCTCTGACTACGATCTCCGGGAGTAAAGGCACCACGGAGCCTGCAGGGTCGAACGCGGAAGTTCTCCAAGGTCAGAAGGTTCTTCCGCCGCCGCTCAACATTAAAGCCGCCCTCGCGCTCAAGGACAAATCACCCCACCACGCTACCTGTATCGTCACCAAGAAGAACTGTATAGCAGGCCTTGGTTTCCTGTCTGACAAGGACATCAACAACGACGGCGCGATAGATGCTACCGAGGAGCACGCCGCTGAGGTCGCTTCCCTGCTCACGGGAGCACCCTACGTTAAATCGGACGCGGACACCGCGCTCGACCCTCGTACTCATTTCGGATTTTCTCCCGAGTTACTGACGGCAGTAGAAGACTTCCTCGACACCGGCACCGGTTATTTGGAAGTGGTTCGCACAGGGGGGGACATCACATGGATCGGCCACCTTCCTGCGGCATCCGTGCGCTTTGTCCAGAACGGGCGTCACCTCTATTTCCAAGTCCAAGAAACCGGCGGCGCATTGAAGTACTTCAGTCGTTACGGAGCGGAACACAAAAAGTGGCTCCTTGAAGAAGGCCCGTACAAAGGATCGACCTCCCACACCGAGGACACCGTATCCGAGGTTATCGTTTTCCAAGAGCCCAGTAATCGCGTTAAATATTACGGCTACCCTTCTTGGCTCGCGGCGGCAATCGACATCGACCTGCTGAAAAAGGCCAAGCAGTACAAGGCCGATTTTTATCACAATCGCGGCGTGATGGATTTCATTCTTTCTATCACCGGTGCGAAGGTAGACGAGGACGATTGGAAAACCATCAACGACAATGTCACCGGCACGTCCGGCGAGGGCAACAACTACAAGAACATGGCACTGAATATCGCTAGTCCCGACGCCAAAGTGGAAGCCATCAAGCTCGCCGCCGACATGAAAACTGAAGACCAGTTTACCAAGGATAACGAAACGTTCGCTCTGAACATTGTTACAGCTCACGGAGTACCGCCTCTGCTCGCAGGTATCCAGATCTCCGGTAAGCTCGGCGCGTCGAACGAGTTCTCAAGCTCGTTGGTAGGCTTCCAGCTCCTGCGCATCGGCCCAGCTCAGCAGATCGTGCAGAAGGTCTTGGCCTCGACCCTCGGCAACAACGACGAAAACGGGGACTTGAAACTCGAAGAGAACGACTTCCGCCTGCGCTCGATCACATCCCAGATCAATCTCGACGGCCTCGACACTCTCGGTAAAATGCACGAAGAAGCCGTGGAAGTAGACCGTGACCTTAACGACGGCGTTAAGGACTAACCGTGGCCTACAAAGCACTACTGCCAACGCTCGCGGAGGCCACAGCTACGAAGGCGTTAGCTTTTGCGAGACCGAAGATACTTAGTAACCAGTTGCGCAGGAGCATATACAAACAACAGAATGCGAGAGGCCCCGCGTCGTGGGCGTTAATCGTGCCTCAATTCTGGGCGACCTACATTCACAACGGACGAGGCCCTGTTACTCCGAACACAGCCAAGATATTGGTGTGGTTTCGCAACCCCAAAAACGACCCGCGATTGTTTAACGGCAATTCCCCTATAAGCCGCTCACAAGTGGTGAAAATGACAAAGGCTCAGTTCGATTACTGGGCGGGGGAGAACCGCAAGAAAATACAGGCGTTCAAAAAGGCCACCGGGAAACGTGTGCTGACAAGTAGTGAGATTCAGAGCCTTAAACTTCCGATGGTCGTGGCGAAAGTATCTGGCCCGTCGCGCCTGAAAGGGACGAAAGTCTACCCGTTCTTTTCCAACGCGCCGGGTGGGGGTATGGCGGGGTTTAAGGAGCAGGTGGTCAGGGACATAAAAACCGCCGTGCCCGCTCACATAAGGCTGTCGTTAAGCGACGCGGGGCTCGTGGGGTATAAGAAGAAGATTACGTTGAATATCTAAGTTTCTCAAGTCCCCAGACCGCCAGCCCCAGTGCGTCGGTTAAATCCGCCCAGTCGCCTGCGTTTACTTTCGCGTCGCCTATAACGTACTGCTCGAAATTGTCAGGGACGGGATAATATTTTTTCTTCGACCCTTCGGACGCTTGCTCGTAGGGAACGCTCCCACCCTTCATGGTGTACGGGACTTCTAGACGGTCGAGAATACGGCGTTGCTTAATGTCCTTCCGTGTCGTGGCCTTCCATTCCCGAGGGAGTGGGCAAAGCTTCAGTCGTGCAGGGATCGTCGCTAAACAGGCTCCTGATACCAACGCAAGTGCTACGATGTCCTGTGGACGAGCGCAGGTGCTTCCAGTGTACCGTGCGTCCTGACCCTCGACCGCTAGGACATCCGCAACGGCAGTGAGTCGTAGTGTGTCAAAGACGACGTTATCGGTGAGCATGGCGATAGATGCGTCTCGGGACTTCCCGCGCTTCTCACGGATCACCTGAACGGCGAATCCTATAGTTCCGCATTCGTACTGCTTAACGACAGCCACAGCGCAGTTGTGTACGTCGGGATCTACGCCTATGGATACGAGTGGGTAGCTCATTCTTTTTCTCCAACTTCCAAGGCAACAAGTGCGAGCGACATCGTGCCCAGCTCGCCATACTTTTCGAGGAGCGCACGGAGTTCCACGGCGGCGGCTTCGACTTTCCCTTTGTCGTCTTCAGGGAGTTCGGAGATCCATCCTTTTAGTATTAACAGTTCGTTCATACCCTCACCGCCGACAGTGTAAGGTTCATGCCGTTGCTGAACAGAGAAATCCTATACGAGGGGTACGCCGCTCGGAGGTCGCGGAACGGGGCACTGTACCGAAAGCTGTCGTGATTATTTAGACGGGTGCCGATGTCCACCTCGTCGAGTTCCCCGTCCAGAACGGCGGCGGCTTTCGCGCAGAACAGTTCAAACTCTCTTCGGCGAGGGCGTCCCCTTGTTTCATGTCTACTTGTCATTATTCTCCTCGCGTTCTTAAACCTTTATACACCGGAAATCTGAGTGATTTCTTACCGGCCTCGTCTTCACAATCCTCAAAGTAACGGATCGTCGCGGGTTTTCCTATGTATTTCTCTGTATTTTTTACTGTGGTGACGGGACTTCCTCCATTCGTGCTCCGATAAATTTCCGTGCGGCTTTCCGTGCCCAGCTTTTAGTTGTGTACTCGAAGGCATTCGTGCGGGGTACCTTAATGCTCCCGTGTTCGGGTGCCGACGCGTTCAGGTAGGCACCCTCCGCGAGGCGTACTACGTATCTTTTATTGTCCATGGTTTACCTCTTATGCGCAGGGACGTGCCCGAAGTGGAACTGTCCGCAGTACGGACACCTGTACACCCTGAAATCTGCTTTGTCGTACCTGTGCTTTTCTATCAGTTGACGCATAGCCCCCTTCGCTTCTTTACGTGAATGGTGCTGTACTTTCCCGCGACACTTCCGCTCCCTGTCGTCTTGGTCGGCGGCTACCATTTTCCTCGCTATTCGCGTTGACTCCTTCACGCCTTGACCGATTCTTCGATGTGCTCAATCACGGCGTCGGGCACGTCAACGGTTTCGTAGTCATCGTAGTAGGGGGTACTGTTGTTCCGTTCCTCGAACTCATCTTGGTGCACAACATCTCCGTCGGCGTACATACGGTATTGGGTTGTCTGATGCCTCTTAATTGCCTCCTCCGTTTTTGTTGTCTTCTTACCGTAGTGAGAAAGCAGATCGAGGAACGCGTCTAAGGATGACGTGCCCTCTAGGGTGTACAGCTCGACCCGTTGCATACCCCCTTTCGCGTCTTGGAACTGTGTGGACATCCGGCAGTATGTTTGACGGTCAACCTCTTGCTTGTCGATGCACATGAGGCCTTTCATGTAACTCCCTTCGCACGTCACGGGCACTAGAACCCTCGGGGGACACTCCGCCATGTTCACGAATCTCCCGTCCCACGCCCCGCCTACGAACAGTATGCTTTTGTCTCGCTTGTCCATTACTTAGCCTCCTTCAACCGCCGCGTGGTATACCTATCGCCGTTAAACGACAGCCCCGTGGCCATCCGCTCGAACTGTTCTTTATCTATCCTGATTAGTGTGCCGGACACCTCACCCTCGAACAGGGACTCCCATGCGCAGTAGCTCTTGGTGTTCGCGAGATAGTAGATTTCCTCCGGTTCATCCCCTTCGATCATATCTTCGTACGGTTTCAGAACGCCGTCCACGTAGTAAGGGAAAGCTCCTTTGCTCCAGCGGTTCATCAAGCACGCCTCTGTGCCCGCTCGTACGTCGGGGGTGATGATTTCCATACACTCTTTAAGTATGGCTTGCATGCGCTCGACACGCTCCGTCAGGCGGTCGTCGTCTCGGATCTCGCCGAACAGCTCGTCGTGAATGAAGATCGTCGGGCGCACGTTGGCGGTACCGTCGGCATCGTCCTTGAGGATCTCGTCTGTTCCAGAGATGCCACGCATAATTTCACAGGTGCCCAGTAGCGCACCCTCTGCCGAAATCGACTGGAGAGCTTGGCCGTTCGCACAGGCACAGAAATCTGTCTTCGCGCGGTGCATCCCGAGCGGCGTGTCGTAGCAGTAAAATTGTTTCTTGTACTTTTTACCGTCCGCGTCTTCCTTGGTTTCTGACGCGTGGTTCGGGTCGAAGCACCGCTTGCCTACGTGAACGAGATATTGCGCCATTTCGGGGAAGGTCGATTTCCAAATGTTCCGCAGGGTCGAGGCCGTATCGAGGTCAACTGTAACCCCGTACGTGGCCTTGGCGTACGACACGAAGGTTTTCGGGCCAAGTCCGCCGGGATACCCAAGGCCGGTCGGCTTAGCGAATTTCCGATAGTAGGCGAAGAAGTCAGCAAGGGTAGGAGCCTCGTCTTTTCCAGTCTCCTTGAAGGTCTCGGCGAATTGTTCCGAGTCGCAAGGCGCGTCGTCCTTTTTGAACTCAAGGAACAGGTCGTACATATCGTTGGAGGAGCAGTCAGCAACGATGTTCCCGAACCAATGGTCGAGCTCCTTGGCAATGCGGCACCCGAGGTAGGAGTGAACGTCCTTGCCTTCGTTAATCAGATCCCCGAGCACGGAGTAACCGAACAGGGAGTGACAGGTTTGTGCCGCCGTCCCTAGCTCCATGGCCGAGAAGTCGATACTGAAAAGCTTATAACCTTCCCGAGGGATCACACACTGCCGAATCCGTGGGTCTACCTGCTGACCGTTCATGGAGGGGAAGGTGTATTTTTCGTTCTTGCCTTTCCCGCGTTTGTTGGCGTAGGAGCTGGTGCGTCCGGTACGCTTCAACGGACGGAAGCAGGAGTGCACGACATCAGCGGGCGTCTTACCTGCGAGCTTACTCATCTCCCCTTCGAGGAACGACGGGCAGTTCTCCATTCCCTCGACCCAATAAAGGCCGGGCAGGTAGGAGGTGATAATCTTCGCATATTTCCGACGCTCCGCGAGCAGTTCAAGCATCGGGTCGAGGATCGCAAACGACGCGAGCCATTCCTTATCTACCGAGACGCGCCACCCTTCTGGTAAACCGTTCGGCCCGCACAGGAGTTCAGGAACCTCGTTCTGTTTAATCACCCGACCGCGTTCGATGAAGTCCTCGAACAATCCCTCTTCCTTGAGTTTGGCGATTAGGCTGTCGGACGCCCACACTTCCATCAACGGGTTTTCGAGACCGGCTTTCCAGATGTACGCCCAGAGAGCATTGTTCGACCCCTTCTCCGGCTGTCCGCCTTTTACTTTCGGAGGGCATCCACAGTCCTTTACGGTCTTGCCGGAATAGTCGGGGTGTTCTTTGTGTCCGTAGCACGTTTCCAGATGTTCCTTGGCACCGTTTTTGTACGGCATCGGTGGGACGGCTGGAATTACGATTCCTTTTCCGATCCACTTTTTCTGCTCCTTCTTGTCGAGACCCTCGAACGCTTCGAGCGACTCGGCTATGAATTCCGCTGTGATCTTCTCGCCGCTGGCTTTGGCGTATTCCGAAATGAACGTAGACAGCACGAGAGGCCGTACAAGGGCAGGGTCGTTGTAAAGTGTATCAAACTCCTTCGTGACCTCCAGAACGCGCTCCGTGTCCATTCTGTTGCCTCGGGTGGTCATTGTCTGCAAAGCGAAGTGAACCCGTACGCGGAACCCTTCCGTAACGAACGGATCGTATCCGGTGCGGTCAATCAATTTCTGCCGCTCTACTTCCTGTTCGAGGAACACGAGGAGAGTTCCCTCGGGATCTTCTTCACCGTATTTGACGAACTCGTCAGGCCATTCCGCCAAGGGCATGTCCATAACAGCTTCGTAGTTCATACGCATCGAGTCGCCGTCTTCTTTTTCTGCTGACCGGTCGATTCCGAGGTACCGTTTTTCGAGAGCCGCGAGGCTGTATTCGGCCCGTGTCTTTACGCCGTGCAGTTCGATGGTGTCGAGGTCGCCGGACGCGGTGAGGTTATAGAGCATCTCGCGGATCATCGTATCGTGGATACGCTCTTCGTCGAGGGCTTTCCAGATGAATGGGATCAGCTCAGGCATATCCTTGGCGACGACAGACAGGTCGAATGCGGCGTTGTGCGTGACGATGTGCATATCGGGATCGGTGAACATGTCACGGATGTGTTCTTGGTAGTCCGGGCAGAGTCGGGAGCGCATCCAAGAGAACGGCTTACCCTCTTCGGTCAGGATAGCGAACTGTGCGCAGATAAAATCGGGAACTACTTGGGTCTTTCCGATAAGTTTAGTCTCGGTGTCAAAAGCGATTATGTTGTTCATTTCTGGGTCTCCTTCTGGTTAAATGTAATTCCTTATGTTGCTTTGTTTCGGGGCGAGCATTCCACTTTCAGGTGGCGGGGTACTTGAGACCTTTTTCCCGCCGCAGAGAGGTTTCGGGCAGGTCGCCTCGCCCACCATCACCATCATGCCGCATCGGGAGCAGTAGCCTTTTAACTTTCCGTCCCGTGAGGGCTTCCTGTTGTCGGTGGGGCGTGTCCTTGTCATCTCGTAACCCCCAAACGCTTGGGGATTTTTAACAGGTTCCTTACGGTGTTTGTTTTATCCATTTTTATCTTCCTTTTCTTCTGTCAAAGCGGCAGGACAGCTTGCTCGGTGCCGCCCCTCGCATCCCCTGTTTCTACCCCCAAAAGGTTTGGAGCTGGCGGGAATCGAACCCGCGTCCTAATCAGCTTCCAATAAAGGTTTACATGTTTTCAGGGTGGCAACTGGTGCCACCTCCACCAACTAGTTTTATCCGAAACCAGCAAAACGGGTTTCCGTCGGTTTTAGCCCCTCCACGGTCGGACTCCCTTACGGGCACCAGTCTTAGCAGTTCAGGTCGTCGATCCTCTGGCATCTTCTTCGACCCGTTCATCACACCTCAGTTAAGCGGCGATTGCGAGAGCCGGAGCTCCGCCGATGAATCCTAGAACTTTCGTTTTAGCATTTATGTTTTGGACGGCTTTTTACGTGGCCCACCGACCAACCACGACATGAACTTTATTTTCTGTCTAACCAGTCGAAACCAGTCAGCCCCGTTAAATTGTTACGCCATCGCTCGTGCGATTAGCTTTAGAGTTTTGTAGTAGCCGCGAGAACAGATAGCTATGGCGCGGTCTTCGGCAGTGTTCGATTTCATGGACTTTGCCATTTTGCGCTGGCGGCGGTTAGTGCGAATCAACTTAATGATTTTTCTCGCTTCTGAGCTTGGTTGGTATCCGACTATCATTTTTTCAGTCTCCTTTGCTGGTTAAAGATAACCCTCCCCGGAGGGAGGGGGTCTCGGTGATTCCTTACTCTGCGACTCCCTGCTCGACAAGCTTGCCGAACTGTTCCTCGGAACCGAAGAACTTTTTGATGTCCTCGTCGTCGAGGTACTCGGCAACTTCTGCCGCTTCGACCTTGCCCACAAAACGGTGGTTCAGGTACGTCTTCAGTTTGGAAGGGTCGGTCTTGTCGGGAACGACGTTCGCCTTCGTGGTAGTGGTGATGATGGTCGTGCCGTCGAAGATTCCCGCTTCCACGTCCTCGCCTTTGTCGTTCATCCCGCAGATCGCCATACTGGCTTCAAAGAACTCCGCGTCGTCCATTCCAGCGGCGTCTTCTTTGGTCATTCCCAGCCCTGCGAGCATGAAGGATTTAAATTCCTTCTGGAAATAATCGCCGGAGAACAAACAGACGGATACTTCCTCGCCTTTACTATTCCCCTCGAAGTTTTCTGCGTCGGGGGTGCGTCCCGATCCGTCTCGCTTACAGCACAGCACTGTTGCGGAGATGCGGACGTAGGGTTTGAATTCCCGTGTTTCCAGCATCTTGACCGAGCCAATGAAAAGTTGAACTTCTCCCGGCTTCAGGTCTTCGCGGCGTGTGGATACTTCCACTTTTCCCATCTCGCCGAACATGGTCTTTGCTCTGTTCAGATTCATCATACTCTGTCTCCTCCTGTTGCTTGGTTACTCATTTAGAAGGACGCCACTGTGACGCCTGCTCCTCGTTCCGTCAATCTTTTATTTTATTTTTTATTGTGTTAATAAATGTGTGTTCAATTCCCGAAACGATCCTCTAACAAATCACGGGCTTCAGAGGTAGTAACTCCGGGCTTGGCTCCCCATTCTTGGAGAATTTCAAAGGGGACAACTTCCGGCATGGGGGTGTGTGTGGCGTATATAATCTTCTGTGCATTACCCTGTGATTGGTGCACGTAAGCCGCATCGTTTAACGTCGCGCCGAACAGAACCCTATCGAACTCCGTTGTGAAACAGGTAGTGACGTTTACTTCGTCGTACTCCTGCTCCATGCGGTGCTGTCGGCCTAGGGACTGCTCTGCTGTTTTCGCGGATCTCGGCCACTGGAGGTAGAACATGTTGTGGTCGAACTGGAGATTTTTGCCGGTGCCGTGCGCGTTCACCGTTAAAATGATAAGCCTTCCTCGGCACTTATCGGGCTGGTTTAGGAGTACGTTCGATACCTTTCCGGCTTTGCACAATAATGGGTCGAGCCCTTCCTCTACTGCTCTCTCGTAAACCCAATCCCCCATCTCGTCGTTATCGTACCAGATCAACCCGCCTTCGCCCTTGGGAAGGTTCTTCGCCCACTCTACGGCCTTCTCGACCTTGAAGCCGCAGACCCTTATCGCCCGCTTGTTCCGGTCGATACGTCGCTCGAAATCGGAATCCTTCCACTCGCGCCATGAACAGAACAGATCGTAGCCGACGTTCTTATAGCCGTGGATGCTCATATCTTTACCGATGAGCATGGGCGTGTCCAACCCTGCCCGAGCGCGGTCGGTTATCCATGCCCGTAGATTCCTCTGATACCCGAGGTGGCAGGAGTGGTACTGCTGAGACCGTTTCAGGATGTCCTTAGCGTCAGCGACCGACGCGTATTTCTCACGGCGCATCATCCAATCAATATCCGGCCAGTACTGTTCCGTGTAGAATCCCGCGCCCTCTATCCAATACTTCCAGCGGAAAAGGTGCATGGCTTCCTCGATCTCGTCGCCGTTGGGCGTGAGCCATTCCTGTTCGAGTTGCTGGACGAGCTCCCGTAACTTATCCCATCCTTCGTACTTCTCGGGGTGGGGTATCGGCTCGTTTTTGATATAGAGGGAATAAGGCAGATCGTCCCCGCTCGAACAGACCACACCGGGGGTCGTGGTAAGTCGTTTCTGGAACACGTTGCGGAAACCTTTAACCCCTCCGTCGAACGTTTCCTCGGGGAAATTCTCACGAGCCCAGTTGAGAATGTATTTAAGCGGCCCTGCTTTCGGTAGTGTGTCGTTCCTGAAATCTGAAAGGCTCGTCGCTGAACTGTCGATGATCTTCGACCACTCCTCTGTAAGAGAGCGCGAGTTCGGTAGGAAATTGTTATCGCCGAGGGCGGCACGCGCCAGCTCGAAGTAATCCGTAAGCATCTTCTGTGTCATGGTTCCCGAGAGCGCGACGACCTTCGGGCGTTTCTCGTTCAGGTATTTATTGAACCGGCGAGCGCGGGCGGATTTCTTGGAGACAGAGTGCGCCTCGTCAAGAATAATCAGGTCAGGGGAAATCGCATCCAGAATCTCGTGCGCGTCCGGCTGTGACAGTAAGGAATACGTGTAAATGTAGAGACCCCTGCGCCCGGAGTTGGCGAGTAATTTCCTCTTGGATTTTGAAAGCCCCGCGATGCGATGAATCGGGGTATTGAAAATCGTGCGCGGACGCCAGTGTTTAATGTCGGTATCGCAGAGCTGTGTAGCGAGCGACGGCGGCACGATAATCATAATCTTATCCATCCCGCCATGGTACGCGTCGTTGGCGATCAGCAAAGAGGTAAGCGTCTTCCCGCCTCCGACCGCGAGCGGTAGGAACGCCCCGCCGGTATCGTTGAACGCGATGAGCGATTCTGCCTGCTTAGGAAGGAGCCTACCGCCCTTGATAAAGGCCTCGGCTTGAAAGTAGTGCTTTGACACGGCTTCGAGGTCGTCCTCGGTCAGCTCGTACCGTACCGGGACGTTTACGATGCGCATAATCTCCGCGTTCATCGTGTCCACGGCGCGGGATCTCATCTTATTGAAATTCAACGGCGGGCGTTTCGACGGCGCGGCGGCAACGGACACAGCCCCTACGCTCTGCGCGAGGGACTTCATGCGGGCTATTTTATCGGAAGTTATCGACATTTCTTACTACCCTTTTCAATTACTAATTTCATACCGTATTCATTTACCCCTGAAGGGACTACAACGCCCTCTTTTCTAGTTAGTTTAGTCGCCTTGAAAGGCGTGTAATCTACGTGATGGTGCCAGCGGTTAAACTTGTGAACCATCTTCGCCACGTCGGGGTGCATCTCCTCCAGCATCTTACTTTTAGGGACTGTCCCCTCTCCGCTGTAGAACTCCTCCGTGTTCCCTCCCTTCATTCGTTGAGTGGTGACTTTGCCCTGCAAGAAAGCATTGAATTGGACAGTACACCACCCATCTTTGAGGGCTCGTAAGCAAATGTCCGTGTCCTCATTATACCTCCCGCGCCACCTGTAAGGGATGTCGTTACGGATCAGCAAACAACTGTAAATTCTAGTGTTAGTAATCAGAGGAGGTACGGGGTCTACAGCCTTGCAAAACGCTTCATAGTTAGGCCCAGAGATTGCCACGTTAGAATACCGTTCTACAAAATCTTCCATCGCACGGAAGATAGCCCCTGTTCGGCTCTCGTACTTCACGTTACGGTTTAACCTGTAAAAGGCTTCTAGGTTATCATCCATTACCCAGTGGTGTGAGTGTCCCTGTTCGGTGGAGTGATCCCAAACGAAATTCCTCGCCGCCCCCGGACCAACCTTGTTGTCGGGCTCCCTTTCCCAGAACGTGTCGTAATCGTCTTTGTATTTTTCTGGGAGGACAAGCACCCGCTCAGGCCCTACGGCTTCTGCGTAATCTGCGTACTCGTCGGATTCTACTACCAGCTTATGAGGGACGTTCATTATATCGAGAGCCCTGCTTGTGACCCTGCTATCCCAGCGGCCTTTGGAAACAATATAAATAGGGTGTTTTGGGTTATTCATGTATCCATACCTTCCGCTCAACTCTGTGGTGTGCTTTGTACGGGTGCCACACGCTTTTTGTCCTGTCTGTGATCTTCTGGCCCAGCAACTCCGTCATAATACCCGAATCAAACTCAGGGGGTACAGACAGGATGATCCATAGGAAAGGTATGCTCTTAGGTTGGTGGAATTCTGGCATCCCTTCCCACTCCGCCACGAGGCTAGGCCCTGTTTGCTTTGTTACTTTTCTGGAGGTCTCGGTGAACTCGCCAAGATCAAACACCGCCACGGTGCCCTTAACGCATTTAGGGATACAGATGCCCGTCGAAGTGTAGAAGTTTTCCACGTCTTCAGGGCACGAGAACCTTATATTCAGGTTTCTAACTGGTTCCATTTTACTCTCCGCTCCCAAGTGCCTCGACGACCTTATCCCAGTAATCACGCCCCGCTTTACTGTGCGCCTTGCGGTACCCGAACGGCCCCATGTTCCAGATTAAAGCGAGGTCTTTGTCCGTGCACTCTCGACCTTCGCGCCGTTCCAGTTGCCTGCCCCATATATCAAGATAGTAACGGCAGATTTCTATGCTTTTCTCGCGGTCGAGACGGTCTTCGAGAAAGAACGCCGTGCCTCGGAAAGAATTCACATCACAGATAACTCCCTGCGAAATCTGAAGACAACCAAGGGACTGCCCGTTGTCGCCGGACACATGGTCGCGTCCGCTGGACTCGACCGCGATAAGCGCGGCTATAAACAGTGCTGTGATTTGCATTTTAAGCGTCCTCCGGTTCGCGATCGGCAGGGCAAGCGTCTGTTATTGTAATGTCCGTCACTACGACGAGCTCCCCGAGACTGTATTGCCCCACGGCTTCGAGGTCGTAAACGGTTCCTCCCTTGGTGACGGTGCACGTTATTTTGTGCTCTTTATCGTAGAAGCTCACTGCGTCGAGAAGCTCCCCCTTTTCCCAGTCGTACGTTTCTGCGTCGTCGAAATATTTATTGGCTTCCATACTATCTCCTTATTCCAAATTTTGAAAAAACTGGCGATTTTCGTTTCTTTCTAAGTTTTAAAAAGTCCCCCGCCCGTGGGCAACGGGGGTTTTTCCTCAGTCCTTAGTCAGCCAGTGCTTGGATGACTTCCTTAGCATATGGGCGGATCGCCAAGATGACGGATTCCAGCAGGGAGGCTTTAGGCAGACGGGCAACCACGAGGGTAGCACTGCCGAGGGCTTCCGAGATAGGTTCACCGTACATGCTCACCGCGTCGCGCTGTTGGAACTTATTCATTCCCAACCACTCGACCGTGCTCCCTACGATTTTCGCCATCTCCGTATTGACGATAATTATGAACTCTTCAGCGGTTACGCGACAGGACGGTGTTCCGAACTTGCCGCCGCCTTTGACCTTCGACTCGACAACAGCGCACCCGATCAGAAGCGTGAACTTATCGCGGATGTTGAGGTTTTCGATGTCGCCGAATACTGCTTCGCCGGTCGGTGCCAAAACAGCAGGGGCGTCGGAGGGTGTTTCAACTGCGGGCTTGTCCACTACCGGAGGTGCTTCTTTCTCCTCGACGGGAGGCGCGTCCTCGATCTTTTCCTTAGCCGTGGCGTCTTCTGCAACGACTTCCGTAACGGCTTCTTCGCCGGTTTCGTTGTCGATGACCGTGATGTCCCCTTCGCCGATGTCCCATGTAAAGGCATCTTCAAGGGTTTTCCCTGTGTTCTTCTTGTAGAACACAGCACAGAGCTTGCACGGGCCGGAACGGTCAGCGCGGAAGCCGAGCACGTCACTGCTCTTACAGGCGTTACATCCTTCTTTGTGCCACGGTGCGCGGATTTTATCAGCCGCTTCGGGTTTCACGGCGGGCTTGGGCTTCGCTACCGCCTTAGCGGCGACGGGCTTCGCTACAACTTCAACTGCGGCGGGTTCCGGCGGGTTCTCACCCCGTTTAAGGGCTTGTTCTGCTCGAATTTTATCCATCATTTTACTAGCCATTTTCTTCTCTCCTTTTTTGGGGGTTCCCAATTCCGAGGCCACGGTTTTATAGTCCGTGGAACTCACTCCTGTTAATTCTCGATTGATTCTCTTTGCGAAATCGGCGGGGGTTTCCAAATCTGTACAGATCCTTGTGAACTCGCATCCGCCGAACCGGCGACAGGCTCCCGACACGTTGCAAGGTAGCGGGATCTCCTTGAAATTCTTCACGTCTTTGTAGATGAGCATGGTTTCCAATACGGGGACTATGCGCTCCTCCCAGAACCGATTCACCTCTTCCCATGTAACAGACACTTCGCGCTTCTCGACGTGCGGCTTATTCGGATCTTTGCAGAAATACTGGTGACTCAGCGCGAGCGGGAGGGACTTATCGTAACCCCCTTCTGTGAAGTACCAATAGGCGTAGAGATTGAGCTGTACGTTTTTCTTCAGCTTCTTTAGGGACTTCGCCCACTTCATGGACTTAGTGGATTTGTGGTCACGGATCGCGCCGGGCTCAAGGAGGTCAATAAATCCGTTAATCATCACGCCGTCCATGGCCTTAAATCGGAGCTTCTTCTCGATCTCCCTTCCTTCTACGCGGAGGAGGATGCCTTCGGAGATGGCTTTACTTATCAACAGCTTAATAACAGCCTGTTCCTCCTTTGATACACTCTCTTTAGAGTGTTTCCCCGAGAATCTATTGAAAGGATGTTCCCAGTTCTCGGGGTACAAATCTACGAGGTTCCCGTCCGCGTCGAGACCCTGCCGATCTGCTTCTTGGTACCTTTCACAAACACTGTGTATGCAGTCACCAAAGGTAGAAGACCCTCGGGGCAGTTCCGGTAGCTTCATAACCTTCTGAAAGTACCACTTGCGAGAGCAACCGTTTTCCACGGGATCTGCGGTGTCGATCTGACTGGCTGAACTGTTTAGTAGTTTACTCATGTTAGAACCACAACTGGCGAACAGCCCATAGAATTACCGTGCTGAGCAGTGCGAGGGAAGTACACGCACCGCTGTTTACCTCGTCCCAAAGACCTAACCACTGTACGAACCCTCCGATGAAATTCGACACGATTGCCAGTAAAACGAACACCGCTAAATAATCTAAAAGAATCATACGTCTCCTTTGTTTTCGAGTACTATTTACTTTATCTTTTGCTGTGTCAATTATTTTCAGCTTTTAATTGTACCAACCTTATCGCTCTCAAATTCGGGGTGTCTTTCCCGAGTGTCTGAGCGAACGTCAGCAGGGTTTGACAGTCCAGCTCGTGCCATTCCAGATGATTGACGACGATAGGTTCTTGACCGAGAACGATGTTACGCATGACCTGCACGATGGTTCCGAACTCCATGGGATTGTCCAGTATCTCAAGCTCTTCGCGTATAGCCTGAACGGTGACGTATAGGGCTCCTGTTCCCTCGTCGATCATGTAGTGGTGTCGGGCACTCTTCGACTCGATGATTCCCAGCGCGGCGAGGATGACGATGGACGTGGTATTTCGGGTAACGATCTGCTGTTGCATGAACTGACTGTCCCCTGCGCAGTTACCGGCGACTAGGTATCTTCCTCGGAAGCCGCCCTCTTCAACCTCTCGCTGTGCGTACAGCCACAGGAAGTGTTTCGCTACGATGTAATTGGAAGGCTCTACGATCCCCGCTATCCAGCGAGCACCTTTCTTTCCGGTGAATGCGTTGCCTCCTAACTCTTCGAGGTGTGCCGCCGCTTCCGGCCCGAGGTCAAAATGTAAGAGACGCTCACCGACCGCACGCTTGTCGTCCGGGCTCATCTCTTTACCGGAAAGGAGAGTGCGTACCATGTCGTGGTTGTTGGCGGTCATTATGACTCGCATGGGGTTGATGACCTGTACGTTGGGTTTGAACTTTTCTTTAATCGTGGTTTTGTCGCCCGCCGTCAGCATCTTGAACAACTCGAACGGTGCCGAGGAGACTTTCGCTTTCGGCCATGACTCGTTCACGCAAAGGAAGGGTGTCTTTCCGAGGGAGCCGTTAAAATCTCCTATGATGTCGGAACCGGTCGCTGTCAAGGGCATTTCCAGACATTCTGACAGGCCTTCAGTGAGGAGCTTTTTACCGATGCCCGGCGGCGCGGCAATGGACAGGGCACAAATCGGCCCCTCTTCAAAGGCGAGAGCGTTAGCGATCCAGTTACACCCCTCGTCGTAGTGGTTGCCAAAGAACAACGTGAGCCAAATATCCACGTCCTCGCTGTACTCAGGTAGGATCGCTGAGCTACGTCTATACATCGGTAGTTTAAGTACCGGGTTTGCTTTGTCCATGTCGTCTATCATACCGTCACACTCCAGTTGTGGTACCATCTCTATCGCTCTGATAGGAGTTGAATACGCGTTTTGTATGCACACAGCCGCTACGTCCTGTGGCTTGCCGTTCTGTCCATACTCTGTTGTCTCGATTATGTTCTTGAGGAACGTGGTACGGATGCGGGGGATGAGATCCGAACGACCGAGGGGGAACGGTGAATAGCACCCGTCGCGCCCCATGGCAAAAAAGAAATTGGAATTAGAACAACTGGCTAAAAGGTGACGGAGGACAAAGGGCACCCGCAGATCGTCTGCGTCCAGATCGGAATGGGTGCACCAGTCCTTCATGCCCCGAGCCATCTCCTCGATGTCCGTCAAAGCCTCGGTTTCTTTTTCGGCTTTCTCGACCCGCTCGGCGTTAATCTTTTCGACCTCTACAGGCCAGATGGCCATGATGGCGTTCCATGTGTGGGAGAACCAATCCTGATCCTGTTCCAAGGCTGTAATGGGGCCGAAGAAAAGAGCGTAAACGTGCTCGGGTGACGTGTACGGGACTTTGCGCAAAAGGATGGGGATGCACTGCCCGAGGTAATTCATAATCGTGTCGTTACGATTGCCGCCCTCTGCTAGGAGAATATCCTCGCTGAACAGGCAGTGATAGGCCTGCGTGTTTTTCAGTGCTGTCTTGGCGTCTTTGTAAAACTGACTCTGGACTTGTCGCCCGTTTTTGGATGTCTGAAGGAACGCTTCTATTTCCTCGACTTCCAGACGACTTGAGCCGGACGCGTCGTAGGTTCTAAGGGTGGGGAGGATGCGCGTCGGCTTCTTCTCCACGAGGGACATATCCAAGACCGCTCCCTCTCGGGTGTCCTCCATAAAGTAGGGACTTGCCGATGTCCTCTTCCCGTCGCGGATGACTCGCGGGCACCGGAAGCGTCGTGTCCAATCCTTGCAAGATGGGTCGGCTTCAACTCCCGCTTTTTCAAATTCTTTAATCAGCCCGACGAGGTACTGTTCCGCGTCCATAACAGGCACGGGTTCCTCGGGGATGTAGATGACCCTTGCGCCGCTCCCCGTCGTATAGAAGGCAGACCACTGCCCGAGGATGGGGTTATCGTCAAGGGAATAGAACGCTGAGATATTTGTATCGAAAAGTTCGTCGTTCCATTTCTCATGGTCGGCGTTGTCTAAATCCAGAACGAAACACGATAAGGTGAGTTCCGCTTCTTTCTCAACGGAGACCCTCGCCTCTTTGCGGATGGTTGGCCACGCCTCTTGTCCGGCGACGTTGTAACAGGTGAGGTGCGCGTCGTCGTGGTGCTCGGTGGCGAGCATCTCCCTGATACTTACCACGTCCTGCGCGACAGGGCTGAACGGCATTCCCTTCTTATCGAAATGCGGGCCGTGCAGAGATTTGATACCGAGGAAATATTTATTCGGAAGAACTCCTATACGGGTGGTATCTAAATTGCTCATTTCGCACCCGCTTCCGGGAAGTTAGACACGATCCTTTTTAACACGGCGCGGACTCGGTCTTCGGCGACGGTGGAGATCGTTCGCCGCCCAGCGACCGCGTGTTTGAGGTAGGAAGACTCCAGTCCCGATTTGCGGGAAATGTCGGCTAGGTTAAGTTCCTCCTTGTGGTCTCGAAGGTACTGTAGTAAATCAGATGCACGGTCGCTCATGGAAAGGTGGTCTCCTTTAGGTGAGGAAGGAAAATGCCCTTTTTGGGGCACCTCGTCAAGGGTTTGTTTTCGGTTGACAGGAATAATCCAAGACATTCTTAGTTTCGTTCATTGGTTTCTCTGTTGGATTTCATTTTGATTTTTCTGTTAGACGGAGCGAATCCATACAACTAACTGTTAGGTGCCATCCAGTCCACACACAGGGCAAGACAGCGTTGTTCCATCTTCGTTCCATTCCATTTTGCAGTCGCAAACCTCCCCCGTTTCCCGATGCACAGGCCAAAGGCCAAGGCCGTAGTGA